ACCCCGCCCGCAGCAAGAAGAAGGGCAGCGCCAAGACCGCCATCGCCGTGATCGGCGTGGACTACGCGCTGAACAAGTATCTGCTTGACGGGTTCAACCACAAGATGGACTTGCGCGAGCGCTGGGTCCGCACCGCGCAGATGTACCACCGCTGGAAGCGTGCCGCTGGCGTGCAGAACGTGAAGGTGGGCTACGAGTCGTTCGGTGCGCAGGCCGACCTGGACTACTTCGCCGAGCAGATGCAGAAGCCCAACGAGGGCGGTCACTTCCACATCGAAGAGCTGTTGTGGCCCCGCGACAGCGAGGGCAGCAAGACTGACCGCGTACAACGCCTCAGCCCGGATCTGCGCGGCCACCGCTTCTACGTTCCGTACGAGACGGACGACGAGAAGCTGACAGCCACTCAGCGGCGCATGAAGCAGACCGGCTACGAGCACCGCATCGCCCGCCCCATCAAGCGCAAGGACGAGTCCAACCGCCTGTACGATCTGACCAAAGAGTTCAGAATGCAGGTACACTTCTTCCCCTACGGCAGTGCGAAAGACTTGATCGACGCCGTGTCCCGTATCTACGACATGGAACCGCACGCCCCCTCGTTGAGCGAGGTGGGCTACATCGAGCCGGAGTACGTCTAATGCCCACGCCCAACACCACTCAGCAAATCCGCAACCGAGTCTCCACCTCCACACTGAGCTGGCAGCAGATGGTGGAGCGTGCCTGGGGCGCAGAGTTCTCAGCGCCGGACCGCAACATCTACCAGTTCGGCAACAATCGGGGCTTTGACAGCTCCGATCGGGGCACCACTGGCATCTACAACTCCAACCTGGGCGTGCCCAGCAGCACTCCGGTGTAACCGCTATGTCAGCAAGTCTTGCAGCTCCCCCGAAGCTTCAGTTCTTCGACTCCAACGGCAACCCCCTCGTTGGAGGAAAGATCTACACCTACGCGGCGGGCACCACCACGCCGCTCGCCGCCTACACCGACAGTACGGGAACCACGCCAGCGTCCAATCCCATCATCCTGGATTCGCGCGGAGAGTGCACTCTGTGGCTGGGCGCGGCTGACTATAAGATACGACTCACCACTCCGGCTGATGTGCAGCTCTGGGTGGTGGACAACGTGACCGCTGTGACGCTCAATCTCCAGAACGCTCAGGGGATTCTTCCCGTCGCGTCTGGCGGTACGGGCGAGTCCACGGCTGCAGATGCGTTCGACGCATTGAAGCAGCCTGCCAGTGCCGTGTACTCTGGCGTTGTGGAGCTGGCCACCTCCGCTGAGGTGATTGCGGGCACTGACACGCAGAGAGCCGTGACTCCTGCGGGATTCATGGCTGCGAACATCGTTGATGGTGGCTCGAACACCTTTTCTGGCACCACCTCCATACAGATATCAAGTCTCGTACCGTCCACTGCAAAAAGAATCACCCTGGCACTGGATGGGGTGAGTACGAGTGGGACCTCTCCTGTCATTCTTCAAGTCGGTCTAGCCGGTCCGGCGTGGGTTACGTCTGGCTACACCTCTGTGGCGGACAATGGGTACGGAACTCCTGCCGCCTACACGACAGGTCTCGGCATTGAGAGAACCAGTGCCGGCTCTTCCTCGAGGAGAGGCGTGTTCACGCTTTTGAAGCAGAGCAGCAACTCATGGCTCGGCACTTACGTGGGCACGAACGGTACGGATATGTGCTTCGGTTCCGGAGAATCTCCTGGAGCTCCAACTCCGGTGCTCTACCTCCGCCTCACAACTGTTGGGGGTACAGACACGTTTGATGCCGGTGCCGTGAGAGTGTACTGGGAGTAAAGATGGAAACAGACATCGCAACCGTCGAAGCTACTCCGGATGTTGAGAACCAGCAGATGGAGCTCGTGGCGAAGCTGGCCGCGCAAACGCTGAGCAGGCACTACCCCAATCACGTGTGGATGGTGGGCTGGGCTCCGGGGCGCGTGCTGGTGGTCAAGAACATGGCGATCGACGATGGGCGGTACGGATTCACCGTGGACGCATTTCGTGCGGCGACGGTGAGCGAGCTGGAGCGCAACATAGTCCTCGCGGGCGGTGAGCTGCTGGAGCGCTGCGGCGTGCCCCGTGGTGCGTGGAACGGCGAGATTCTCAATCTGAAAGACAAGACATGATGCCTGTCAACACTCCGCCCACTGCGCAGAGTGGGAACCCGGATGAGAATGCCGACGACAGGGACTGGCTGGCCCGTGCCCGCAGTGCCTTCCGTTCCAGCACCAGCTACATGGACGGGAACTGGCGCAAGTCGTGGGAGGACAGTATCCGTGCCTTCAACAACATGCATCCGTCGGACAGCAAATACAATGCTCCGGCGTACGACAAGCGCAGTCGACTGTACCGACCCAAGATCCGGGCAGTGATTCGCAAGAACGAGGCTGCCGCTGCGGCCGCGTTCTTCAGCAACGTGGATGTCGTCAGTCTGTCTGCCAACGACCAGTCAGACAAGATGCAGCAGATGAGTGCCGAGATCATGAAGAACATTCTTCAGTATCGGCTGACCAAGACCATCCCCTGGTTCCAGATCGTGCTGGGTGGGCTGCAAGACGCGCAGACCACTGGCGTCGTGTGCGGGCATGTGCATTGGATGTACGACGAGGTCCACAACGTCGACAAGCCGCAAGTGGATCTCGTGCCCATCGAGAACGTGCGGTTCGACCCCAGCGCCAGCTGGATCAACGTGGTGGAGACGAGTCCGTACTTCATCCACATGATTCCCATGCTGGCCATGGATGTCCGTGCCAAGATGGAGAGCGGAGAGTGGAAGGAGCTTCCACTCAACCTCGCTACGGCCAGCAGCAACTTCGACAGCACGCGCATCGCCCGCAACGCCAACAAGGAAGATCCGCAGAGTGCCGACACTCGCGCCCTGGGAGACTACGAGATCGCCTGGGTGCACCGGCACATCCATCGCAAGGACAGCGTAGACTACGAGTTCTACACCCTGGGCGAGTACGGTCTGCTCACGGACGCTACGCCGCTCGTCGACTCAGTGTTCCACGGTCGCCGCCCGTACGTCATCGGCTCGTGCATTCTCGAGACTCACAAGCCGATGCCGACCAGCGTGCCCATGCTGGCCCGTGGTCTGGCTGATGAAGTCAACGAGATCGCGAACCAGCGCATCGACAACGTCAAGTTCGCACTGAACAAGAAGTGGTTCGCCAAGCGGGGCGTGGACGTCGATTTGTCGGGCCTCGTGCGCAACGTGCCCGGTGGCGTCGTGCTGATGAACGACCCCATAAACGACGTACGAGAGATCTCGTGGCCGGACGTCACACAGAGCAGCTATATGGAGCAGCAGGGCCTGGACCTGTCCATGGACGAGCTGCTCGGCAACTTCAACCCAGCGGCCATCATGATGGCGGGTGGCTCGAACGCGCCCGCCCGCAACATGAGCATGCTGAACCAGAGCAACGGCACGCTCGTCGAGTATCTGATCCGCACCTACGTCGAGACGTTCGTGCAGCCGGTGCTGCGGCAGCTCATCCTGCTCGAGCAGAAGTACGAGACTGACCGTGTCATCCTCGCCATTGCCACGAAGAACAGCTCTCTGTTTCAGCGGTTCGGCATGGACGAGATCACGGACGAGCTTTTGAACCAGGAGATCACGCTCACCGTGAACGTGGGCATGGGCGCCACGGACCCAGGACAGAAGCTGCAGAAGTTCCTGATGGCGATGAATCTGTACTCGGAGATGGTGCGGAACCCCATCCCGGGCATCAACACCGTGGAGGTGGGCAAGGAGGTCTTCGGGCATCTTGGCTACCAAGACGGCAGCAGGTTCTTCACCTCTGACAACCCTGAGGTAGACAATCTGCAGCAGCAACTCCGTGCTGCGATGATGCAGATTCAGGAGCTGACGCTCAAGGTGCAAGACAAGACGCTGCAGGTTGAGGCTTCTCTCGAGAAGACCAGGATCAGCAATGCCGGCAAGAAGGACGTTGCTCTCATTCAAGAAGAGAACGAGAACAAGCGTGCCCTGGCCACCCACTTCTCACAGATCATGGGCAATGGACAACCAAGAGCTTCTTGAGCGTGCGTCCTTCGGACGTCAAGTGGAGCTCTTTTGGGGCTCTGACATTGGCCAATACTTGCGCAACCGCGCGCAGGAGTGCTATAGTGCGGCCATCGAGGAGCTAAAGTCTGTTGACCCCACAGACTCTCGCGCCGTGATGAAGGCTCAGAACGAAGTGCGCGTCGCACAGATGTTCGAGTCCTGGCTCACAGAGGCCGTAGTGGATGGGGTCAAGGCCTTAGAGCTTCTTGAAGGAGATTCTTCCGATGAATGACGACACCGAGATCAGCGGCGAAGGTGCAGTGGGTACGGGCAACGACGCCCGCGTCGCGCAACTGAACGCCATCGCTGATCAAACGGACACGGCGCGGGCAGAAGAGCTTGCGTTCGTCAACGACGACGACACGACCGAGCCGTTCACCGTCGAGACCAATGGGCAACCCACGGAAGAAGAGGTGGCCGATGAGACCACCTCGCAGACGTCGGAAAAGATCACACAAGAGACCCCCGCTGCCGAGAAGCGGTACAAGTTGCGTGTCAACGGGCGTGATCTCGAGCTGACCGAGTCGGAGCTTCTCGCCCGTGCACAGAAAATCGAGGCGGCTGACGAGTACCTCCGTCAAGCGGCCGAAACCAAGCGGCGTCTGGAGCAGATGGCCCAGCCGCAGCAAGACCCGAATGAGCTTCAGCGTCGTCAAGACGATGAGGATCTCGCGCTTGTCCGCGCGATACAAGTGGGCACAGAGCAGGAGGCCCTTGGCGCGTTGCGAAAGCTGCGCAGTCAAGTCAGTGCCAGTCCATCCCTCAGCCGGGACGACGTTTCGCGCACCATCGACGAACGCCTCTCTTTCAACACCGCAATCGACCGCTTCAGCACCGAGTACAACGACGTCTGGACCGATCCCGTCCTGAAGAAGCTGGCTCTCGACAGAGACGCTCAGCTGATCCAGGAAGGCGACGTCCGTCCGTACTGGGACCGCTACAGCCAGATCGGTGAAGAAATCCGCTCCTGGAAGCAGTCGCTGGTTCCCGCCGCAAGGCAGGAAACTTCGCTTGCCGAAAAGGAGGAAAAGAAGGCTTCGGCACGCAAGGTTCCGACTTCGACCTCAGTCAAGTCCAAGCCTGCGCGTGTCGAGGATGACGAAACAGACGATTCACCGTCTGCCGTGATCGCCGCAATGGCGCAGAAACGCGGCGGACCTCAGTGGATGAGAGGCTAAGGAGTCGCTACAATGGCTGGACAAGTCTGGGCAGTGAACTCTCTTGGCGGCTTCATGTACAGCCGCCAACTGAGCAACGTGCTGCGTATGGCGGTGCAACCGCTGGTCAAGTTCCGTCAGTTCGCTGACGTTCGTGACGCATCGCAGCAGGGCAAGAAGAAGGGTGACCTGTTCACCTGGGACGTCTTCTCGGATGTCGCCACCGCTGGCGGCAACCTCGTGGAGACGAACACGATGCCGGAAACCAACTTCACGATCACGCAGGGCACCCTGACGATCAGCGAAGCCGGCAACAGCGTTCCGTACTCGGGCAAGCTGGACAACCTGTCCAAGTTCCCCGTGATGGAGCTGATCCAGAAGGTGCTGAAGAACGACGCCGTCAAGGCGTTCGACCGGCTGGCGTGGTACCAGTTCGACCAGACCCCGCTGCGCGTGCTGCCGACCAACGGCACGGACACGGCGGCGATCACGCTGTTCACCAACGGCACGGTCACGGGCACCAACACCATCGCGTTCAACAATGGGCACGCCAAGTCCATCGTCGACACGATGAAGGAGCGCAACATCCCCGCCTACATCGGGGACGACTACTACGCCCTGGCGTGGCCGACGACCCTGCGCACGTTCAAGAACAACCTGGAGAGCATCCACCAGTACACGGAGGCTGGCTTCAAGATGATCATGAACGGCGAGATCGGGCGCTACGAGAACGTCCGGTACGTCGAGCAGACCAACATCGTGAAGGGGCGCAGCACCGACGGTCTCACCGGGACCGCGTGGTCGCAGGGCAGGAGCGACTGGATCTTCTTCTTCGGCAACGACACCGTCGCCGAAGCGATCGCGGTGCCCGAGGAGATGCGTGGCAAGATCCCCAGCGACTACGGTCGCAGCAAGGGGGTGGCGTGGTACTACCTGGGTGGGTTCGGCATCGTCCACACCCTGGCGTCCAACGCCCGCATCGTCAAGTGGGACAGCCAAGCCTGAGGAGCGCACATCATGACGCAACGATCCGTTTCGTACGACCATCCGGCCAGCGTCGTGCGCATGTCGCACGGCTTCGGACAGAACACGGCCGGAGCCAGCACGAACTTCGGCAAGTTCGTGGCCTTCACCAACATGAAGGTCTACGCCATCCAGGCGGCTTCGCTCACGGCGGGCACCAGCACGCAGACCGCCTGGAACGGCACCGGCACGCATGTCGCGATCAACGCGGACCAGTTCAGCCTGATCCACGTCTTCAATCGCAACGGCGCGGCGACGTCCACCGCCACGCACGGTCCGTTCGCTCTGTCGTTCGGCACCGGCACCGGCACCATGACGGCGGGTGTGTTCACGCGCATCCAGCTGTCGGGCACCGGGACGTCCGGCAATGTGCAGGCGGGCACCAACACTGCGGAGGGTGGCATCGACGTCTTCGCCGGTGACACGGTGCACATCCTGCGCGGCACCGACGCCACGGCGATCAGCGCGTTCGCCATCGAGTATGGCCTCGCGTACGACGCCAACCTCACCACCCCCGCCTGACCAGGAGAACTGACATGGCAATGGAAAAGGAAATGACGGGGTTCCAGACCTCGGGCTACATCGACAAGAAGGGCACCCCTTCCGGCGAGATGGCCAAGTTCAACGTCATGCCCCCGGGCTATGACATCAGCAACCAGCCGATGGCCGACATCCGCGAGATGCCGATGGTCAAGCTGGTGGACGTCTCCTACCCGGGCGACGGCTACTGATCCACTGGCGCTACGGCGCTGAGTGTGCTACTATGCGGGGGCCTGCGGGGCCCCCGCACTTCCATGGAGAGATGAAATGCTCTATCGATCGATGCAGGACAAGAACGAGGTGGTCTTGTCCGGCCGCCAAGAGGGGGGACAGCCCTGGACCGATGCGGCCAGTGCCCGTGCTCCCATGCCCCCGCTGGGCGAGTATCAGTACACGGAACCGCCCGAGTGCCCCATGCAGCAGCCCGGAACCGCCATGGAGATGGAGAACGGGTTCCGTCGCCTGCCGGACAACGAGCGCGACAACTACATGATGGAGATCTTCTCGGGCCCTTCCGAGGACTTCATGATCCCGCGCAACAACTACTCTCGTCGCAGCGTCTGAGGTGGCACTATGCTCGGTCCCAACCAGTCTTTGAACTCCGCCAATACCGCCCCGGCGATGGAGGCGGTGGCCATCACGCCCAGCAACAGTGACGATCTCCCCAACGGTGTGGCTCGTGCTCTCTACATCGGTGGTGGCGGCGCTGTGGTGCTGGACACGTACACCCAGACGTCTTTGACGTTCTCGGGTCTGCAGGGCGGCACGATTCTGCCCGTGAACGTCAAGCGTGTGCGCAGTACTGGAACCACCGCAACCAACCTGATCGCCCTGTACTGACGGAGCGGGTCAATGCACCTTTCTCAAATCAGCCTTGCATTGACCCGTCTCAGCGGTCAGTTTTCTCCTGCGTCCCTATTTGCCAACGGCGAACAAGGCGCCTGGTACGACCCCAGCGATCTGACGACGCTGTTCACCGACAGCGCAGGCACCACGCCCGTCACTGCCGTGGAGCAGTTTGTGGGGCTGATGCTGGATAAACGAGTGCCCGTAGCGCAGACCGGGTATTACAGCGGAGCGTTTGACGGATCTGGCGATTTTTTGAACTTAACCGGCTCCGCAAGTCTTGGGTTTGGTACCGGCGACTTCACTTTTGAGTGCTGGTTTTATGCCAATACGCTTCACACAGGCGCTTTAATTGATTTTCGTCCTAACGGCTTCAACGGTGCGTATCTTAATTGCGCTGTAATTAACACCGGACAAGTGGGAATTTATGTAAACAGCGTCAGTCAGATTACATCAACCGCAACGTATACTGCAGGTTCTTGGAACCATATTGCCGTTACTCGGGCGGCGGGAAACACTCGCCTGTTTTTGAACGGCGTGCAAAGCGGTGTCACGTGGGCAGATACTACAAACTATATTGTTGGGGCAAGCCGACCGTTAATTGGCGCAAATGGGCTATCTACGACAATTGATAATTTCAATGGTCGCATATCAAACCTTCGCCTAGTGAACGGTACGGCGCTCTACACCGGCACGTTTACACCACCAACCGCACCGCTCACCGCCATCAGCGGCACCAGCCTGCTGACATGCCAGAACTCTACTTTCATCGACAACAGCGGCAACAACTTTACCATCACCGCCAACGGCGACGCTAAGACTGGCGCAGCCAATCCCTTCGGCAACCACGCCTTCCAAACCAACTCCACAAAACGCCCGGAGTTGAGGGCGCGGTATAACTTGCTGACTTATTCGGAGGAGTTTGATAATGCGGCGTGGAGTATTCAAAACATTTCGGTAACGGCAAATTCCACCACAGCACCAAATGGCACGACGACCGCAGATCTGCTAATACCAAACACAACAAACACTTCTTTTCATTCTTTGTTTGTTAGCCTAACTTGGCAGAACGTACCATTTACTTACAGTATTTCTGCAAAAGCCGGCGGCTATCAATATTTAGCCCTGCCAGTTCTTGATGGTGGCGCTTACAGAACATCTGTTTTTGACTTAAACGCCGGCACTGTTACGCAAACAGCAACGGGCGCAACAACAGCAATTTCTGCCTTGGGTAATGGCTGGTATAGGTGCTCAATTACGTGGACCCCTGTTGCTGGCGCTGGGTTTTTGTATTTGGCCGCAGTTAACACTGCTGCTTACACGTTTGGAACTACGTCGTTTGCTGGCGACGGCACCAGCGGCATCTACATCTGGGGCGCAGACCTCCGCCCCGCCAGCCAAGCCACGGGCCTGATCGGCCCCACCTACCAGCGCGTGGTGGACGCGGCGACGTATGACACGGTGGGATATCTTCCGTACCTGTCTTTTGACGGCATTGACGATTCGATGTCTACGGGGAGTATTGACTTCACCGCTACCGACAAGATGACGGTTTGGGCGGGGGTTAGGAAGTTGAGTGATGCGGCTGGTGATATTTTGGTAGAGTCAAGCTCAAACGTAAACACAAATAACGGGTCGTTTTTTGTGCTTGCGCCAGCGTCTACGGCCCCGGATTTTGGTTTTGCCTCAAAAGGAACAGTAATTCGAGACGCCGTGGGCACTGGATTTGCCGCGCCAATAACCAACGTCCTCACCGGCATTGGCGACATTTCTGGAGACGCAGCCACCCTTCGAGTCAACGGCACTCAGGCGGCAACAAATACCAATGACCAAGGCATTGGAAATTACGGCAATTACTCACTGTTCATCGGCGCACGCAACAACGCAAGCCTGTTTTTCAACGGCTGGCTAACCAGCCTCATCGTCCGTGGCGCACAGTCCACGCAAAGCCAAATTGAGGCGACGGAAAGCTGGGTTAACGGAAAAACCGGAGCTTACTAATGGACGTATACCGCAACCTCATCGTGCCAGCCGACCAAGCCCCCTTGGCCCGCCTCATCGCGGCCACGCTGGACCCCGTGAACTGCAGCGACATGTTTCAAACGGGCCTATCCCCCACGGGCGACGAGCCGGCCACGCACTACATCAGCAGCGGCGGCATCAGCGAGGGTTTCGCACAATTGGTGCCGTTCAGTGTGTGGTCGTGGCAGCAACCGAATCCCGATCAGCCAGAACAGTGGTGGGAAACGGAGTACATCCCCGGCCACCCGGCGAAGACCTTCGAACTGTGCATCCAAGCCGGCCTGGAGGTCACGCTGGAAGCAATCGAGGTGATGTACGCCAGCGCCGATGTGACCGCCGAAAACCCCTGGGCTGCGATGGCCCGGATGGATCTGCAACTCGTCAGGCCGCCAGTGCCCGAGCCTGAACCCGAGATCAACGGCCTGCTATGACTCCCAAACCTGCTCGTGGCCTGATAGGATGGGTGCTGCGCCGCACGGGCTTCGCGGGCGTGGCCCTGGCCCCATGGGGGATCTTCGTGCTGCCGGAGCACCTGAACAACGAGTCTTTGATCAAGCACGAGCAAGTTCACTGGGCGCAGTACAGGCGCATGGGCGTGGTAAGATACTACGTGACGTATCTGTATCAGGTGCTTCGGTACGGCTATCGCAATGCTCCGATGGAGCGAGAAGCAAGAGGAGAGCAGGTTTGATTCTTGACAAGACCAAATCCTACGGCACGGTCATCGGCCATGCCGTCGCTCGCTACGAGCAGGACGGCAAGCTGTTCGACGTCACGGGCAATCTCATCGAGCAGGAGCCCCCGCCCGTCGCGACGATCGATCACGACATCATCGAGACGGATGGCGTGGACAATGCCAAGCGGTTTCTGCAGCATGTGCTCAGCGACAAGCCGCTGAGCAAGGCCGTGCTGTTCAAGATGTCGCAAGACAACAACCAGTCTTGGAACGACATCACCAAGGCGGCGGAGCTGATGCAGATCGAAAAGATCTCGTACAAGAACGCCACCATGTGGAAACTGCCGGAGAGCGCTCATCATGGTGTGGACGGCTGACGCCCCGTACAAGCCGGAGTCCAAAAAGATCGTGTGGGAGGTTGCCCCCTACCTGCGCGGCAGAGGCCTGGACATCGGTGCAGGTGACTTCAAGGTTCTGCCCCACGCGATCAGCGTGGACAATATGCACCACTCGAGGTTCGGCTTCTCAGTGCGCCCGGACGTCTTCTGCGACGCGGAGAAGCTGGACATGTTCGCCAGCCAGAGCATGGACTTCGTGTACTCCAGCCACACGCTGGAGCACATCGAGGACTACTTCTCTGCTCTGAAAGAGTGGTTCCGCGTCGTCAAGCAGGGCGGTTACATCATACTGTACCTGCCCGACGAGGACCAGTACCCCAAGGTGGGACAGCCGCACGCCAACCCCGACCACAAATGGGACGTCAACTACAACAAGGTGGTTGACGCCATGAAGACCGTGGGCTCGTGGGATCTGGTGGACTTCCAGAAACGCAGCCAGGACGACGAGTACAGCTTGCTGTTCGTCTTCAAGAAGCTATGAGCAAAGACAAGCCCGTGTGGGAAGTGCCCCGTCGCAAGGATCTTGGCCCGTCCAAGAAGCTGACGCCCGCGCAGAAATCAAAGGCGAAGGCGGCTGCCAAAGCGGCAGGGCGTCCGTACCCCAACCTCGTGGACAACATGAACGCCGCCAAGAAGAAAGGGTGACGCAGTGTCCAAAGATCCGAGACTTGAGCGAGCCGGCGTCTCTGGGTTCAACCAGCCCAAGCGCACGCCCAGCCACCCCACGAAGTCTCATGTGGTCGTGGCCAAGTCTGGAGAGCAGGTGAAGACCATTCGCTTCGGACAGCAGGGAGTGAGTGGGTCACCGAAGAAAGAGGGCGAGTCCGAGGCGTACCGCAACCGTCGCGAGTCGTTCAAGTCTCGACACGCCAAGAACATCTCCAAGGGCAAGATGTCAGCCGCCTACTGGGCGAACAAGGTGAAGTGGTGAGCAGCAAATTCACGCATCGTTTCAGCTATCAGAACCCCAAGCCGCAGAAGACTGCGTGCGTGGTGCGGTACGGCGCGTTCGGAGACTTGATGCAGGCCAGCAGCGTCTGGGCTGGGCTGAAGAAGCAAGGATATCACGTCACGGTGTTCACCAGCCCGCCCGGGTCTGACGTCATCACCAACGACCCCAACATCGACAACCTTGTCCTCTTCGACAAGGACCAGGTTCCCAATGGCAATCTGTCAGACTTCTGGAACTGGCAGAAGAAAAAGTTCGACAAGTGGGTCAACCTCAGCGAGTCGGTGGAGGGGACGCTGCTGGCCATGTCCGGCCGCATGCCCGCGCTGTACCCCCCGCAAGTGCGTCACGCGCTGATGAACCGCAACTACGTCGAGTTCCAGCACGCTATCGCAGAGATCTCCTACGAGTTCAATGCTCGCTTCTACCCCACGCAGGAAGAGGTGCGGTGGGCCAAGCGTGAGCGTGATAAGCTCGGCACCGGCCCGGTGGTAGTGTGGTCGCTGGCCGGCAGCAGCGTGCACAAGACCTGGGCGGGGCTCGACCACGCTATGGCGAGCATTCTGATCGAGTTCCCCACGGCACGCATTGTTCTCACGGGCGGGCACGACTGCGTAATCTTGGAAGCCGGGTGGGAGAACGAGCCCCGCGTTCTCAGGCGCTCCGGCGTCTGGACCATCCGCGAGACGCTGAGTTTTGCCCAGCGGGCTGACCTTGTCATCGGGCCAGAGACTGGAGTGCTGAACGCGATGGCTTGCGAGCCGATGGCCAAGCTGGTATTCCTTTCCCACAGCACGCACGAGAACCTGACGCGTGACTGGACCAACACGACCCCCCTCTGGAGCCAGAACACGCGCTGCGCTGGCCGTGGCGACAACGCGGCCCCTGCGTGCCACATGCTGCACTACGGATGGTCCAACTGCACTCGCGATGACGAGACGGGCACTGCTCAGTGCCAGAAAGACATCCACGTTGTGGATGTGTGGGCTGCCGTGTACAATGCTCTGAAGGTGGTGGTCGATTCTCGTAGAGAGGCGGCATAGTCATGGCAACGAGCGGCACGTACAGCTTCGGAGTCACGCGGTATGACATAATCCGTCAAGCCATGCTCAACATTGGGAAGCTGGACCCCGCAGAGGTGCCGACTCCCGATGAGCTGAACGACTGCTCGTTCATGCTCAACATGATGTGCAAGCAGTGGATGGGCAAGACGGACTTTGCCCCGGGCCTCAAGGTCTGGACTCGGAAGCGCGGCTATCTGCTGCTCAGTAACGCCACGGGTGCCTATACCATCGGCCCCTCTGCGCAAGGGTGGACCAACGCCCTCAAGATCACCTCCACGACCGCCGCTGCGTCTGCCGGTGCAGGATCCATCACGATCGCAGATGTGGGCACCATCCTCGCGTCGGACACGGTGGCGATCTACCTGGACTCTGGGGCGTTGTTCCTCACCTCCGCTTCCAGCGTCATGGGGTCCACGGTCAGCTTGGCAGCGAATCTGCCCAGCGGCGCGTCGAGCGGGAACACCGTGTTCGCCTACACGTTGGCGGCGCAGAACCCCAAGGACGTCGAGACCGCACTGCTGCGGAACAGCGACAAGTCCGACACGCCCCTGCGCATCATGACTGTGCAGAGCTACGACTATCTGCCCAACAAGGCGGACCCCAACTACAGCGGAGATCCCACAGCGATCTACTTCGAGCGTGGCCTGTCCAGCAGCACGGTCTATACCGATGTAGGCAGTGCGATCGACACCCGCAGCTACATCGTCATCACGTACCAGGAGCCCATCCAGGACATGACGAACAACAGTGACGAGCCGTACTACCCGCAAGAGTGGTATCTCGCGCTGTGCTGGGGTCTCAGCGAGCAGATCGCACCGATGTTCAGCGCTCGATGGACAGAGAAGATGGAGGCTCTGAAGATCAGTGCGATGGCAATCGCCAGACAGGGTGATCCAGAGCGCACGGAGCTGTTCTTCCAGCCCGGAGAAGAATGATGCAGAATATCCCACTTTTTGGAGTGGGCGTTCGCTCCATTTCTGACATCGTCACTCGTCAACGAAGGGTAAACTGTCTCTACGACATTCGTAAAGATCAAGACAGGACCAGCATAGTTCTTCTGGGAACTCCTGGCAGCTCTGTGTGGATAACCATTACAGATGCTCCGATTCGTGGATGGCACGTTGCCAATTCTCTCCTGTATGTCTGCGCTGCGAGTAATCTGTACGCTGTCACGGTGAGCGGCATTGCCACCCTAGTGGCATCCGGCATTTCTGAGAATGGTCCTGTCTCTATCGCAGACAACGGTGTTCAGTTACTGATTGTGACTGGTGGGCTGGGCTACGTGTATCAGCTACAGGCCAGCACGCTGTCTGTTATCACAGACCCCTTCTTTCCCGTCGGTGCCACATCCTGCGTGTTTCTGAATGGTAGATTCATTGTCAACAGTCCGGGAACACGCCAATTCTACGTGAGTGGAATCCTAGACGGCCTGAACTGGACGTACCTGGGCTCTTCCGCCATTGTGGGATCCAAGGAGAACTCTAGCGACCTACTGGTGCGCGTCAGCAACTTGAACGGGACGTTGGTGCTGTATGGGCAACAGTCCATAGAGTTCTGGCAAGACGTCGGCACCAGCCCACTACCCTACCAGCGCATCAACGGTGCCACGCAGTCTTGGGGCTTGGCGGCTCCGCTGTCCAATGTGGACGTTGGGAACACTGAGTTCTTTCTCGGCTATGCGCCGAACGGTGGCATCTCAGTCATTCGCTTAGATGGCTACAACCCTGAGCCCGTCAGCGATTCTGACCTTGACACTCTATTCTCTTCATTTTCTACCGTAGAAGATGCCGTTGCGCTCACGTACACCGCGTACGGACACCCCATCTACCAGATTACCTTCCCCACCGAAAACCGGTCTTTCGCGTACGATGTGAAGACTGGTATTTGGCACGAGGCGCAGACTGGCGTGGCCGAGCAGGGCAGACACTTCGCGCAGTACGGCATCACCTACGGGGGAAGAAACTACGTTTCCGACGTTTCCTCTAGAACGATCTACTTCCTGGACACGGAGGTCTACACTGACTATGGTGGTCTCATAAAGAGACAAGTGGCGACCCGCCACATCCGCAACCAGGGCAATGAACTGGCTATCTCAGAGCTGTTTTTAGACTTTGAGACTGGAGTCGGGGTGGCGCCCCCGGGTTCTCCAGTTGGTCAGATCGCGTACACAACGCCCGGGACGTACACGTTCACTGTGCCGGACGGAGTGACCAGTATCTGTGCCGTGCTGGTGGGTGGTGGCGGATCTAGTGCAGACAACACTTCTGGTCCTGTGGCTGGAAATCCCGGTGGGGATTCTGAGATTTCTGGCGTCATAACTGCCGGAGGGGGTGGTGGCGCTGCGGCCTTTTCTGGGTCTTTCAGTATCAGTGGCGCCGGAGGCACTGGAACTGCTCTAGTTCCGGGTGTTATCGGCGGCGGAAATGGGGGAACTCCTCAGAATGCTAGTGCCAGTCAGAGTATTGGTGGCGGTGGTGCAGGTGGTTACTCTGGCAATGGTGGCAGTTCTGGCGGCACTGGTGCTGGTGGAGGCGGGGGCGGTGGAACCTCATGGTCTGATTCTTCAATTCCTGTCAGTAGTGTCGCCGGGGGAGGTGGTGGCGTGGGTCTGCTAGGTCAGGGCTCTAGCGGGCAAGCCGGCACGGCCACGCAAGCTACAGCAGGCGGCGGTGGCGGGTCTGGTGGCGCTGCGGGCGTTTCTACGGGTACGCCCCCCTACGATGGCAACAATGGCGGACTGTACGGTGGTGGCGGTGGCGGCAATCAGTACAACAGTGCCGGTGGTGGCGGCGGCGGCGGTTTGCGCTACATCAACAACTACGCCGTCACCCCGGGTTCCACACTTACAGTGATCGTTGGTGCTGGTGGCGCAGCCCCTGGTGGAAAAGGTGGTGCGGGCGCGAACGGCGCTGTGCGCATCATCTGGGGACCGGGTAGGAGCTTCCCATCAACGCTTACTGCCGACTTGCCCACCCAAGACGCGTCCACCGTGGAAGAGAATCCTAAGGTGTCTTTGCGCATCTCTAGGGATGGTGGACGCACATTTGGAAATGAGCGTTGGGTGCCTCTGGGCAGGGTGGGCCAGTACGACGCGCGCGTCATTCTTCGCAGGCTGGGTTCTGCGAGAGATTTTGTCGTGCAAATTACGATGACAGATCCGGTGAAGTTTGTGCTGGCGTCTGGGAGCGTGTCGCTGGAGAGCGGGGATGCTTAGTCCGGTCCCCTCGCTGAACCCCATTTCTTCTCAGAACGGGAAGGCCACGGCTGCGTGGCTAGCCTGGTTTGATCAGGTTCGTCTGCTGTCTACAGACATCGAGCGTGCTCTTCTGAACGTCTTGACCAGAGTTCAGAACTCCACTGGCTCTACGATCACCAAGGGCACCGTCGTCGGCTTTGCCGGCGTGGGAGCTGACGGAGTGCTGTCTGTGGCCCCCTACCTTGCGGATGGGTCAACACCTTCTCTCTACATTCTGGGAATCCTAGACGAGACGATACCCGACAGCGACTCCACTGGCCTGTGCTCTGTGTGGGGTCAGGTCTCTGGCATCGACACCACTGCGTTCAGTGTGGGAGACATTTTGTACGCCAGCCCGACGGTGGCGGGCGGGCTGACGGCGACCAAACCAACTGCGCCTGACAACGTGATCCCTATGGCTGCCGTGCTGACTGTAGACAGTGTCACGGGATCTATTTTCGTGCGGCCAACCATTGAGCAGCAGAAGTACTACGGCGAGTTCACGCGCACAACCAACCTAACGGCGGCGCTGACGAACACCGCATACGCCATCGCGCTGGACACGACAGAGATTGCCGAAGGCGTGACGCTGGCGGGCTCGCCGCTGACGCGGCTGACCGTGCCGCAGTCGGGTCTGTACCAGATCACGGTGCGGTATCAGCTCACCTCGACAAACTCGTCGCCCAAAAACGCCCGCGTCTGGTTTCGCCGAAACGGGACGACGGATTACGCCAACAGCACATCCATCGTATCGGTGGACAGCAACGGTGGTTTTGCGACAATCACGGCATCAGAGTTTTTCTCTCTGCAGGCCAACGACTACGTGGAACTCATGTGGGCCGTCTCAGACACCGCACTGTCGCTCACTGCTGCTGCTGCCACGGCCTACGCGCCCGCTGCGGCTTCCGTGATCGTCACCGTCACCCAGATTCAGCAATAGGGTGCCCCGCAGTGTGCGCAGGTGCGGTAAACTGGGGTCAGCGACGGTACCAACTGGCGGATTGGGTGAGGTGAATCATGGCACAGCAATGGCTTTCCGCGAGTGATCCGTTTTTCGCGCAGTACCCTGGCGGCTACGATGAGAGCGGCTATGTTGCGGGGCCGTATGACTCGCAGATCGCGGGGCTGCAGAGCCCGCAGAACTGGGAGATGGTTGCGCCGCAGCTCGGGTGGACTGGGCCGACCAAAGCCGGCTACATCGGCCTTGACGGCAACGCCATGGAGGACTACTCGCCCGAGTTCCTGAACTGGATTCAGTCGAAGCGGGCCGAGGGCTACGATTTCGTCACCGACGCGAGCAAGATCAACAACCGCAATCAGGTCATCGGGTTTCGCCTACCTTCAGGCGATGTGATCAATCAGACGCCCGTCAAAGCCGGTGGCTTCGGCGATTTCTTCAAAGAGTTCGTTCTGCCGTCCGTAGGCGCGTACTTTGGCGCCGGGGCGCTGGGCAACGCGCTGTCGCCTGTGACCAATGCGCTGACGGGCGTATCTGGCCCCGGAGCGATTGCGGCAGGCGGGGCGCTAGAGGGTCTGGGCTCTGTAAGCGGCAACATCGTCGGCGCGTCGGGGGCGCCGATTGCGCCTGCTGTGAGCGCGCCGCTGATTCAAGACATGGCGGGCAACGTCCTGAACGCCGTTACTGGTGATGTCGTTGTTCCTGCCGCCGCGTCAGGTGCGGTAGCTGCGCCCATCACGATGGCTGAAGTGGCGAAAATTCCCAGCAATGTCTTTGCGGGCGGTGGAGAAGCTGCCGCTGGTGCAGTGGAGACAGGCGTTGACGCGGTGGCTGGACAAACTGCCGAGGCAGCGACTTCTCCCTACAGCCTGTCTTCCAGTACGAACAGCGGCACCACGGGCATCACTCCAGGCGCGGGAGGCACCACGGGCATCACCCCAGTGACCACCACTCCTCTGGGGGCTGCTGCGGGCACGGCCATTGATCTTGCGCCTGCGCTCGGCACTACTCTGGGCGCCACCGCGTCGGCTCTTGGCGTCGGTGCTTCTCTCGGTGCCACGACCTCCGCGTTGTCAGGAGCAGGCCCCTCTGCATCCAGTCTTCTCACCCCGCAAGTCATCGGCGGGGCTGCCAATCTTATCGGCGGCACTGTTTCCGCAGGTGCTGCCAAAGATGCGGCGGCCATGCAGTCTTCTGCGGCAGCTGAAGCTGCGAAAATCCAAGCGGACGCAGCGAAGGAAGTCGCGCGTCTGCAGATAGAGGCGGCTGATCGAGCCTACGAGCGTGCGGCTGCAGAGCGTAAGCCGCTGCAAGACATCGGATTGGCCGCGCTGCGTCGAATCGAGGCAGGAGTAGCTCCTGGGGGAGAGTTTGTTCGTCCCTTCGAGATGGGTGACATCCTCGGAAGCGAACGCTACAAGACTCTTCTAGAGTCTGGCAGGGGAGCTCTGGAGCAGAGTGCCTTCAGCCGCGGGATGGGACTTTCTACCCCCACTGCCATGAACGTCATGGAGTTTGGCCAGAAGCTCGGTGTGTCTGAGTTTGACAGAACTCGCGCGCAGCTTCAGGCTGAACGAGAGGCGGTGCTCAAGCCTCTGCAGTCTCTTTCTGGAATCGGAATCACAGAGAGCAGAGCTCTGGGGGATATCGCCTCTGAGACCGCACTGCTGGCCGGACAAGCTGGTGCTGGCGCTGCGGGGGCCACGGGCACCACGGCGGCAAACGCACTACTCTCCGCCGCAGGATCTGCTGCGGCGGGCAGGGTCCAGGCTGGCAACATTATCGGGCAGACAATCTCTGGCGTCGGAAATCAGGCTCTGCAGATGGAGTATCTCCGTCGGTTGTTTGGCGGATCCAACGTTCCTATTCCCATGGGGGACTGATCGTGGCAACCTTGGTGCAGCCGCCCTCTGTCAACTTCAACCTGTCAGGCGGGACAGACCTGCCGTTGCGGGTTCGTCCCTTTCCACTGATCGACGTCGCGGGGGCTGAAGCGTCTGCAGCAGAGATGGGAACGAAGATCTCCTCTGCGAGAGAGCAGATTCGGGCTCGCGCAGACGCGGAGAATGACCGTAAGATTCTCAGTGCGGGCGTGAAGTCTGGGGAGATAGACCTATTCACCCCCGCTGGTGTCCGCAAGGCCCTAGAGACGTTGCGTGGCCGCGTAAGTCTTGACACGTTCACCAAGCTGAACGATCGTGCAGCCGAGCTTCGAACCGTGGAGGTGAATCTGCAGAGGAGTCTGCAGCAGATGGACGAAGCTGCCCGCAAGCAGTACACTGCGGGACTAGAAGCGTCCATGCCTTTTCTTGATGCGCTCATGCGCTCCTACGCCCAGGATGTGGAGACGAGCGGCGAGGCTGCGGCACAAGAGAAGTTCACCCAGAACCGCGACAAGGTTCTGCAGCAAATGCGCGGAAAAGCTGTCGCACCCAACGTCCCCATGTTCAGTGAAGAGGTCATCAGTTCTTTGGCTGACGCGACCCCTGAGGTCTTGCCGGGCATCATCTCCGCCAGCAAGTACCAGACTGACATTGCCAACAACGTCTCCAGGATGGCTGCGGCGCAGCGTCCTGCCACGGGCACAGAGAACTTCATCGACGCAGACGGCAACGTCGTCACCAGCATTCCTGGCGTTGGCGTGTTCAATGCGCAGACGCGTGAGCCCTGGACCGGAGACCCGTCTACTCTGCGTCCGCTGCCCACGACCCGGGGCGCGGCCGGGGCCGGGGGAGTCCCTGGCGCTGGCATGGAAACGCTCCGTGGGTCTGACGGAAACACTTACCTCGCCAACAGTCGCGCGGGCACTGTTTCTGTTCTGAACAGGGCAACTGGCCAGTACGAACCACTGCCCGGTGGCGTCCCGCAGGGCGTGACTCTGTACAAGATGGGCAGTGCGGCGGAAGCTCAAGCCGCTGCTCGTGCTGGGCGCGTTGTGCTGACAGACGAAGAGTCTCAGCGCATCAGCCGCATCAGCCGGATGGTGAAGCTGAATGTGCCCCCGTTTGGGCAAGGAGAAGCTGGCACCAACGCGCGGAATGCGTTCTACAAGGGTCTGCTGGCAGACATCGACGCCCAGGGTCAGGGAGACACGGAAGCTGCCATCCGCATGGCGATGGCCCGCTCCTCCACCAAGACCCGCGAGAACATGATCCAGCGGGACACCATCCTGCGCTCTGAAGAGGGCGAAGCCGTCGCGCTGCTGGGCAAAATCCAGGAAGAGCTCAAGAAGATTAGTGGGCCAGCTTCTCCGTACGTGCGAGAGAAGTGGAACGCGGTGGAGACGCGACTTCTGGGCAACCCCACGTTCGCGCAACTGAATCTCTACATGACTCAGTTCGTGGACACGGTGGGTCGTCTGTCGTCCAACGCGACGGGCGCGGCAGGCACTCCCGTCGCGTATCTGAACTTCGCCAAGACGGTGCTTGACAAGGACTTCAACCTCGAGCAAGTCAAGGCGTTCACCCCCGCGTTCCAGGAACTGGTCAAGGCTCGGCGTACCGGCGTGCAGGAAGCGTTCAACTACTTGAACGAGCTGGGCTCAGCCGTGACCAACGTGCCTGGGGCGGGCGCTGGGGGCGCTGGGGGCGCTGGGGGCGGTGTACCCCCTACCGGCCCCGCAACGGCGCGTCCTGGGCCCACTGGAGAGCCCGCAGCGGGTGCCGGTGCAGCCCGCCCGCCCGCAACTGCTCGCCCGCCAGCCACCACGCCGCCGATGGGGGCTGGAAACCTGCCGATAGGCGAGGGTCAGCAGCCTGTCGACGCCCGAATCTCTATCCTACGGCCTGAGTACGACAAGGCTGTGGAGAGGTGGCGGGCATCCAGTACTCCAGAAGAACGCGCTCGCAACGCTGGAGACGTCCGTGCGGTGCGCAATGAACTGGCCCGCCTGGGCGTGCAAGTGCCGGATCTTCCCGCGTTCACGCCGGAGCCTCCCGGCACGGGTGCAGTCGCCCCTGCCACTGCGCTGACGCCTGATCAGATCGCCCGCGTTCGCAGAGCGTTCGGCAACTACGAGCCGCAGAAGTACGACTACCGCATCTCTCCAGAGGGTCGCGTCCAGCGTAAACCGAAGGTGCAGCGATGAACGAGACTCAAGTAGACGAAGAAGGCTGGGAGACTGCACCGGACGATGGGTGGGAGAGCGCCCGCGTTCGCCAGCCCAGCATCTACGCTCCGCGTGAGCAGTGGGCTGAGTACCGTGCTGCGCAGCAGCGCGGGGACGCCCTGCCCGGTCCCACTGGCCAGAAAGAGCGCACGTTCGCAGCCGGTAGCACTCCGGGTGAGATCGTGTTTGGTCTGCTGGAGGCCCCGCTGACGATGGTGTCCGGCGCTGCGGGTGCCGTGGCGGGTGGTCTGGCGGGCCTGGGCCGTGGCGCGTACGAGCTGGCGATGGGCCGGGGCCGTGATGTGGCGTTGCAGCGTGCGGCAAAGCAAGTCGAGGATGTGCAGGGGGCGATGACGTACCAACCCCGCACCGACGTCGGGACTGCCATCCCGCAGATCTTGTCCGCCCCCATGACTGCTGCCCAGACCGTCGGTCGCGCCGCTGGCGAAGCTGTCGGCGGCCCCGCAGGGGGTGAGCTGGGCGCTGCTGTGCCCGATATCGCTGCTACCGTCGTCGGTGGTGCGAGCGCCCTCCGTGGCCGCGCCCCCACGGGAGCTCCCCAGTTCTCGCAAGAGCAGCAGGCCATAAAGAACGCGCAAGCCGCAGGCTTCCGTGGCCTGCCCAGCGAGATTCGTGGTGGTCCCGTCAACATCGGCATGGAGTCTGTCGCAAAGCAGGCTCCTCTCGTCAAACGTCTCGCTGCGTTCAACGAGGAGCGTGCGAGCCAGCTCGCTCGGCAGGAAATTGGCCTGCCCCCCACGGGCAGGCTGGACGAGCAGTCTCTCAAGCAGGTGCGCGACAGGGCGGGCGCGGTGTACGATCAAGTACGGTCGCTCCCTGAGACGATCGACGTTCGGAGGGTCAATCCCAACTGGGTGAACGATGTGGTGGACTTGGACGCCAAGTTCCGCAGCATCAAGAATGTGCTGCCCGACATCTACAGGAATCCCAGCCTGGAGCGCCTGCGGGGGTCTATGGCCCGCGTGCGCACTCTCACGCCAGAGGAGACGGTGGACATCATCCGCACGCTGCGTGACGAGTCTTCCCGCACGCTGAAGCGCACCGACGTCTCCTCCAAGGAGGTGGATGCCGCCTACGCCATCAAGGAAGCGGCCAACATGTTCGAGAACCTGCTGGATACGCATCTGCAAGCGACGGGTCGTGGAGCACTGATGAATCGCTACCGCGCCGCCCGCGAGACGCTGGCCAAGACCTACACCATCGAAGACGCCACCAATCTGACCACTGGCAAGGTGGATCCGCAGGCCATCCGTCGTGCGCGGGACAAGGGAGAGAAGCTCACTGGCAATCTGCTCAAGATTGCTGACGCTGCTGCAGCCCTCCCGTCCGTGGTGCGCAAGACGGAGGGGATAATCACTCCAGAGGGCATGGTGCTGAGCGACTACGCGATGGGCCTGGGCATCCCCGCAGCCATCTTCAGCAATCAGCCTGCTGTAGCGGCGGGTCTGGCGGCGGGGGCCGCTGCGCGACCTGCCGTGCGTGCCGCTGCGGGGAGCGAGTGGTATCAGCGCCAATTCGCGCAGCCACGAGCTGAGACTCCCAGGCCCCCTCTGAGCAGATCGGCCCCGGGCGCTGCTGCGATTGGCGTGGCCGCGCAGCCGAATCAGGCCCCGTTCCTGATGTCTGAGGAGGAGCAGCAGTGAAGGTGCTGGTACTGGACGAGAAGGCGCGTGCTTTGCATCTGGTTCTGAAGGCCAGCGCAGCGGGTCACGACGTCCGCTGGTACGCGCCTGACAGCGACACGGGCAAAGGCTTCCGCGGATTTGAGCGCGTAGACAACTGGGTGGGCTCAGCAGGGTGGGCCGACATCATCTTCAACGCTGGGTGCGAGAAGCAGGAGCCCAAGCTGCGACAGATGATGGAGAGGAAGTACCCCATCTGGAACACTCCCTGCGAGATAGAGTTCGACGACTACGAGGATCTTGCCCCGCCCACGCAGAAGCATGACTCTGTCGCCTCTGCCATGACCGCACTGTACGCCAAGCCGGAACGCTACGTTCTCAAAGGTGAGGACGTTGACACCTACGAGTCCCACTCTGCCGCGGACATGGTGGCGCACTTGCGCGACATGATCTTCTTCGACGGTGATCTTCTGCTGCAGGAGTACGTCGACGGTCTGCAAGTCACGGTGGTGCGCAGCTTCACGGCGGATGGGTGGGTGGGCCCCATCTACGAAGGGCTGACGGAGACGGGATTCGGCCACATGGTGGGAGAGTCCAAGGTGTTTGACGACAGCCTGGGCAAGCTCACCAGCGTTCTTCAAGAGCGCAACTTCTGCGGCACGGTGATGGCGAAGTGCTGCGTCTCAGACGACGGCAAGCTGTTCGTCTTCAAGGTGAAGTGCGGGTGGCCCAAGTCGCTCGTCACCTACGCCCCCAGCGAGGACATGATGGCCTGGGTCGCTGCCGCGCTGAAAGGTGACGCCCCCTCCGCCAACTACAAGACCGACATCTCGTACTACGTCAAGCTGGAGACGGAAGACATTGGCTTTCCGGTCTACGGCATCTCTCGCGGCGTGCTGGCACATGCGCACCCTCTGGAGGTATCGCTGCGACGCGTTCCTGACATGAGCGCAGAGAATACGATCGTAGAGCGTGATCTCTGGGTCACGACTGGCGAGTACGTAACTGTCGTCGACGGGTACGGAAGCTCTGCCCGCCAAGCGATGAAGCGAGCGATGAGTACCGTAGAGAAGATCTACACGGCTGGCATCGAGCCGGACATCGAGGAGGAGTACTTCGAAAACTTGAAAGAGAACGTTGCGTTCGCACAATCGCAAGGTTACTTGAAGGATTTCGTGTATGGCGGCTGAAGAGTTCGGCTATTCCGAGGATGAGCAGCCCGCATGGTCGGCGGGGATGGCGTCGCCTGCGCCTGCCGCCCCCATCACTGGGGAGGGTGGAGCCGCGTTCGGCGTGTATCCCCAGGCCCGCAGCCGCCGTCCCGCCCCGCGAGTCAATCCGCTTGAGCTGAACAACCAGGGGCTCCCGCCCTCTGTTGTACGTCGGCAACCGGAGGTGCAGGCCCCGCCCGCAGAGATGCGTGCGTACGAGCCCACGATGCGGGAAAGTCTTGCCGCCCGCACGCAGACTGCTCTGCAGGGTGCGGGGGTGGACAAGGCACGCGCACGGCGCATCTCACAGACGCTGGTGGGTGGCCCCCAGAGCAACCTACCCCTCGGCATCGGTGTGGTGGACATTCCTCTGCTGCCCAGCGTCCCATTTCTGATGGAGGAGGGGTACAGGGGTACAGAAAGGTCAATGCAAGCGGCCGAGCGGGGGGACTACGGCGCTGCCGCGCTGGAGTACCTGGGTGCTGCGGCTGCAATGGCTCCTGGCGCTGCAGTCACTGCCCGTGCGGTGCCCCCCGTGGCGCGGGCGTTGAATGAGTCGATGGGGGCCCGTGCAGTCACTGGCGCGATGGCCCGGAGCCAACGGGGGACGTTTCTGCCAGAGCAGCGGTTCACCCCCCGCGAGAAGGCCAAGATCGCCACGGCGCAGGATCTTGAGGCCAAGGGATCAGACCCACGCGAGGTGTGGAAGCAGACGGGCCTCGTGCGAGATTTCGACGGTAGCTGGATGGTCGAGATCAGCGACGACAAGATGCGCTTCAAGGGTCTGGAGGCAGTTGAAAAGGCCCGTGAGCCCATCGTCAAGCGTATAGACGATCTTGTGCTGGCCCGTGCGCTGCGCACCAGCATGGACAACGGGGCGACGTTGGACGAGGCCAAGGCTGCGCTCAAAACAGACCGTCGCACCGAGCCGTCGGCCAACGTGGTCCGTATGGCGCAGGATCGTGACGTCGAGCAGATCGACATGATGCTGGAGAACGCCAACAGCTCTCTGCTCGCCCCCATTCGTGGACTGAAGTACAAAGACGTCATCGAGCATCCTGAGCTGCTGGCCCGCGTGCCCGAGCTGGCTGATATGCAAGTGGACTTCGTCACGCGCAGCCAGCTCAGCCCTGGAACTGAGCGGGTGGCTGCCAGTCTGAACACCAGCACGGACCCGATGACCGTCGAGCTCGCTGTAGACTTGGCGAGAAATCCTGAGAAGATCGGCACTGCTCGCGGTGTCATGACGCACGAAACGCAGCACGCCATAGGAGAGATGGCAGGAAAATCAGCCGGCACATCAGAAGCGAATATCCAGGCTGGCAGAGCAGCGCAGGGTCTTCCCCCGTTGTCTCCTGAAGAATTGCGGGGCGCGTATTTCAGAGAAACTGGCGAGTATCTGGCGAACACCTCGCGCGCTCGTATGGACATGACACCTGAGCAGCGGGCAGCAGTCTTCCCCATGAGCCCTGAGGGGGGCGTCAAAATTCCGCCGGAAGAAGTGCAGTCGTTCGAGCAGTTGACGGGCGGGGCGACGCAGTATCGCGGCTTGAACTACGGGCGCATGGGGCGGCAGCGCGGGGCGGTCATGTTCAGTATGGGCGGGGAGCAGGGTCGCCCCCTGCGCGACGTATTGGCTGAGCAGCCCACTACGCTCCGCGTGCTGGAGGCACTCCCCGGCAAGCGCACCACGCTCACCGTGGACGAGATACAGCAGCAGATGCGCCGCCCCGAGGTGACGAAGCAAGAGAAGGATGTGCTGGAGCGCGTACTCGCTGACCTTGGTGCCGGTGGGACGCGGCTGTACCACGGGGGAACTTACACGCCTGGGCAGCCCATCCGTGGGGTGCTCTACGCTGCCGAAGATCCTGGTATGGCGCGGTCGTACGTCGCCATGTCTGAGGAAAGGGTTGGACCCGGTGCCGCGCTGCAAGAGATCAACGTGTCCACAAAGTCTCCTGCGCCCGAGAGCGTGGTGAGAGAAGCCGCGAACAGGAATGGTATCCCCTTCGACGACTATCCTCCAGCGTCTGCATTCGACGCAGAGATTCACGGTGAAGAGGTGGTCAACGCTCTGGTGAGAGATCTGCAGTCTCGTGGCTACGACCATGCTGTTCTGGACGACATCCCGTATGGCGGTCCAGACCCCAGCATCAAGAGCACGCGGGCACACGTTCTGTTCCCCAACGCCAAGGTTGGATCCAGCACCGTCTCGGCAGAAGACCTCGTCAAGCGCGTGCAGGCCGAGACGGGCAACTTCCGTCTTACGCCGGCAGACTCCGGAGAATGGAGCAGCTACGGTCTGGAGAGTATAGGACGAGACGACTCTGGCAGGCCGTGGGTGGGTGTGGGTCCAAACGCCTTCAACGTTCGCACCACGATCTATCGCTCACCCATGGAGACTGGGGCTTCCAGCCATTTCTACAACGAGCCCAACTACTTCGCCCACTCACGCTCGTTTGATGACTCCCAGGGTGTTCCCCATGTGGTAGAGATTCAATCTGATCTCGTACAGAAGGCTGCGAAAGAGCTCAGTCCAGAAGAGCGTGCTCGTCTGGAAGAGGCTGTGGTGTCTTTGGAGGGTCAGACACAGTTCTACAACGACGTTGTCCGTGAGATGGAGCCGAGACTGGCCTACGCTCGATCAACAGAACGCGCACCCGTGTTACTGGGCAGAATTGCAGAGCGACAAGCAGAAATAGAATCTCTGAATCCAGATGCCATCCTGCTTCTAGAGGACGAGATTGTCCGTCGGCTGTCTGAAGAGTCATTCAATAGTATCCCCACCGGGCTATCTCCTGGTGATCTCATACGCGGGATTGCTGATGGATCCATCCCGTTACAAAGAGACACTGACTACACGAGAGCGTTCGATGCCGTAATTAGGGAGACCAACAGGCTTGATCTGTTGACCATCGAAAATCGCGCCAAGTTGGATGAACAAGTGACGAATCGTGAGCTGCAGCCCATGTTCAAAAATTGGGAGCGCCGCGTCATCCGCGAGGAGCTGTCCCGCGCCGCCAGTCAAGGGAAGCCCGTGGTACGGTTCGCTGACGCTGACACCGTGGCCGATGTAGAGGGGTGGGAGCGTAAGCAAATCATCAATCCAGGTACGGCGTTCGACTCCAGCTTCAGCGGTCTTATTCTAGTCGGTACACGATCAGGCAGAGCTGCTGATCTAGAGTACACGGGCAATGTCCGAGTGGATGGCAGTGGAAATGTGACTGCAGAAGCTTTCCCACGAGATGTGACGGGGCAGAAAATTGGAGAAGCGACATGGGTCGCAACGGCTCCTCCAAGTCTTAGCCCCGCTGTACGCGAGCAGTTCTTCAAGAAGAGCAAAGAGTTCGAGTCCGAAAAGCACCAAGGCATCTACGACCGCTACAGCAAAGAAGTCGCCAACTATCTCAAGAGTCTGGACGCCAAGCGAGTCGTGGACGAAATGGGACATGGCTGGTGGGAAGTGCCCGTCAGGCCCCAGCAACGGCGTACGCAGATCTTTAGCATGGGTGGGGGCATGGCGGGGGCGGGCGCGGCAGCCTACAATGCAACAACTCCGGCGATGGAAGAGCAGTGAGTATGGACACACAGACGATGTTCAACGTCGCAGTCACCCTGGCAGGGTTCCTGGGCGGATGGATTCTCAACAACATCTGGCAGTCCATACGCCTGCTAGACAAGGATGTGCGGCAGATGCCCCATATCTACGTCAGCAAGGAAGATTACAAGTCTGACATCGCAGAGATCAAGACGATGTTGGGCAGAATCTTCGACAAACTGGACGAGAAGGCTGACAAATGAACCCTCTTTTCCTTGGCCCCATCCTCGAAGTCGGCAAGACGCTACTGGACCGTTTCGTCCCCGACCCCGAAAAGCGCCGCGCTGCAGAGGCAGAGTTCCTCAAGCAGGCGATGGACGGAGAGCTGAAGCAGGTCATCGCGCAGCTCGAGATCAACGCCAAGGAAGCGACGCACCCTTCCACCTGGGTGGCCGGGTGGCGTCCGTACTTCGGCTGGGTGGGGGGCACGGCATTCGCCTACGTGGGGATCATCAAGCCGCTGCTCACGTGGTGGGCGTCCATCAAGGGGTGGCCGGTGCCGCCGGAGATCGACACAGAGTTCCTCTGGGTCGTCATCAGCGGCATGCTGGGCATCGGAGGGTTGCGCACCTTCGAGAAGACGAAGGGGGTCACCAAGTGAGCTTCCTCAACTGGGCGGCGTACCCCAACTTCAGCCCCTCGGAGTTCCGCTGCAAGCACTGCGGTCGCGAGGAGATGAAGGCATCGTTCATGGAGAAGCTGCAGCAGGTCCGCAACGAGTTCGGCCCCATCAACATCTCGTCTGGCTGGCGCTGCCCGGACCACCCCGTCGAGAAAGCCAAAGCTCATCCAGGCATGCATTCCACGGGTATGGCGGCTGACGTTGCCGTGAGTGGTGAGAACGCAGTGCGGCTGTTGAAGATTGCGCTGGCCCACGGGTTCACGGGCATCGGCGTGCAGCAGAAGGGCGAGAAACGATTCATCCATCTGGATCTTCGCAACGTGCCGACGATCTGGTCATACTGAGGTCTCATCATGGCTGCACCAATTCTCATGGGTCTGGCGCACGCGGGGGCAAGCTTCGCCGGGACGCTGGCGGGGGCCAAGCTCGCAGAGATGGCCGAGAAGCGACGGAAGAAGGCCGCCGCCCCGCCTCCTCCGCCCCCTCCTCCACCAGCGGCCAAGAAGGCTGAAGCTCCCGCCCCTGCTCCCGCCCCTGCTCCCGCCCCTGCTCCCGCCCCTGCTCCCGCCCCTGCTCCCAAGAGCGCCACTCGCAAGGCGTTCGAGAAAGAGTTCGCCGCCGCCCGCGAGCGTGGGGACGTTGTGTTCACCTTCCGCGGCAAAGAGTACAGCACTCGCCAAGCGGGCGAGAAGGGTCCATCACACCGCGAGAAGATGATGGACCGCGCTGCGTACCGTCAGATGGTGGAAAACATCGAGCGCAGCCGCAAGAAAGACTAGCGGTATACCAGAAATCCCAGACGCTCGCCGTCTGGGTCGGACACGAAGTTGGGGTGCGCCGTGCTCTGCCCCCACCACACTGGAATGAGCGTGGTGGCCGCATGCTTCTCGTAGTCTGGGCTGGCGCGTAGGTGCACTTCGATCACGCGGCCCCCGATGGTCTCATAGTTCACTGCGCCGTACTTCTCGGACAGTGACCTGAACAGCTTGGGCACTTCCCCCGCCGTGGGGAGAGGCAGCTTGTCCCAGCGCAGGAATCGCTGCGGCCCGCTGGAGAAGCCCTTGTAGACGCAGACTACCCGCCCACCCCTTAGATCGATGGATAGGTGGTCGCCAGTGAAGAGCTCCATCCAGAACGTGCCGGGCTGCAGATGATCCGTGTCTACCGTTGGGAACTCAACGATGCTGGCCCCCCGCCCCATCCCCAGCATGTTGGTGATCGGCTTGACCATATACCGGCCTGGGTGGGGTAGGTCAACCCCCGCGGGACCGCAGACATGGCCAAAGTAGCGGGACAAGATTAGCTTATCATACACCCACAAATCCTCAACCTCCACGTTGGGCCACGCTGCATGGTCGTAGGCGGCGGGGGTGGCTTGTGTGGGCATAGGGCTACGGCCTCTCAAATGGGCGCAGGACGCGTTAGCGCCACATAGGCAGGGGGGTAGTGGCTTGGCTGGTAAAAATTGCGCCAGGAGCCGTCCTTTGGCACGCGGATGCGGCGCCCCACGCACTCCACCATGTCGGATTCCTTGTCTCCAAACATGATGCACTTGTCCAGGTCCAGATCAAGCTCTGCGGCGGCGCGGTAGAACAAACCGCAGCGCGGCTTGCGGCACGGGCACTTCATCTCCGGCGTGTGCGGGCAGAAGTAAGTCTTGTCGATGTTGACACCGTGCACGGCCAGCAGCTCAGACAGTCTGTGCTGAACTTGGGCATACTGGTGCCGAGTCATCAGCCAGCGCCCGATACCGCTCTGGTTGGTGACGATGACCAGCTTGTACTCCTTGGCCATCAGATCTTTCAGCGCCTCTACGACGCCGTCCAGCAACACCACATCATCGGGGTTGCTGATGTACCCCACATCTTTGATGAGCGTACCGTCTCGGTCAAGAAACGCTGCTACGTTCACGGATACTCCTCACGATGTCGGTTGTACTGATATCCGGCAGGCGTGGCAACAGCGTGATGATTATACCTCGCTTGGTCAGCCACTGGCCCTCTTCAGAGTTCAGCACATCGCATGAAGTGTCCTTGACGTACAAGTCAGGGAACCTGCCGGATTCCTCCCACTTGCGCACGGGGTTGGGCCCGTCAAACGGCACGACGCGGGACACGCAGCGCAGGGCGGACAGTATCTTCACCCGATGCTGCAGGGGCACGATGGGGCGGGTGCTGCCCTTCAGCGCCCGCACGCTCTCGTCGCTGTTGATGAACACCACGACGCTGCCGAACGTGGCAGCCTGCTCCAGAAACGTCACATGCCCCGCGTGCAGCAGATCGAAGCACCCATTCGTCCACACGGTCTTCACTTGTCTTCTCCGATCAGTGTCTCGTCCAGCATCTCGCAGATGGCGTGCGCGACGATCATGTGGCACTCTTGAATCCTGGCGGTCTCCTCGCCCCCCACGGCCACGGTGATGTGAGAGTACGCCCCCAGCGGGGATGGCTTGCTGCCCGTGAACGAGTAGACCGTGCCCCGCACTTCTTCACGCGCCCAGCGGGCGGCGCTCACCACGTTGGCGCTGCGCCCGCTCGTGCTGATGCACCACAGAATATCTTCCGGCTGCATCAGTGCTTGCACCTGCCGTGAGAAGACATGGTTGAAATCGTAGTCATTGCCCACGGCAGTGAGGATGGAGGTATCCACCGTGAGCGCGATGGCGGGGTATCCAACACGCTCACGCTGGTAGCGCCCCACCAGCTCCGCGGCGATGTGCTGGCAGTCTGCTGCGCTGCCGCCATTCCCGCACAGCAGCACCTTCCCGCCGTTCAGCAGGCAGGCGGAGATGCCATTCACCATCTCTTCGATTCGTGGCTTCATGCTGCGGATCGTACCCAGCGCCTTCACATGACGGTCGAGTATGCCTTCAAGCATTGGTCCAGCTCCTTGCGGGTAATGATAGCAGTGCCCAGCTTGGACACTGCGATAGCTCCGGCCGCGCTGCCCCACTGGGCGGCGGTGGAGAACGTTTCTCCCTCGCTCAGCGCGACGGCCATCGCGGCGAGGTAGCTGTCGCCCGCGCCGGTAGGGTCAACGCACTGGACTGGGATGGGTTTGATCTGCTCGTCCTCCAGCCCGAAGCCAGAGAACTTGGTAGACCCAGCGGCCCCCGCAGTCTGAATGATGTACTCCACATCCAGCTGGCGAGCCAGATGGCGCGGATTGCCGGTGACGGCCGTCACCTCGCTGTAGTTGCCCTTGATGACGTCTGCGTGGGCGTAGCGTTCCCAGTTGGTGCCCTTGGGGTCGACGATGGTGATTTTGTTGCGGGCGTGGGCAAGCATGTCCTTCACGTTGCGCAGAGCACCCTTGCCATAGTCGCTGAAGACGATAACGTCGAAGGCGTTGAACATGTCAAGGAACCGCTCCCCCACCAGATCGCTCTCGGCTTCTGTGAGGAAGTAGTCGTCATCGATGCGGGCCCGCATCACCCCGTCGACGAACACGCGCGTCTTAATGGTGGTCTGCGACACGGGGATGATGCTGGCAATCATCCCAGGTGGCAGATGGGATCCAGAGGCCAGACAGGTGAGCAGCGTCACGTCTCCCCCCATAGCCTGGACATTGGCCGCGACGTTGGCCGCGCCACCGGGGTTCTTCCTCTGGGACAAGAGGTCGTAGATGACGATTGGTGCTTCTGGGCTGATGCGGCTAACCTCGCAGTTGAGCGAGATGTCGCGCATGCTGTCACCAACTACGAGTATCTTTCTCATACACCAAATCTCCTTTGCTGTCCAGCCGCTGCACAGCCAGATGGTTTGCGATCGTGGGGTGGGCCAGCTTGGCAGCCTCGATCGCGTCTTTCCTGGAGCGTGCGTGCACCACTCCAATCTTTGATTCTCGAATGTGTACGCTCCCCTGTGGCGGCACATGTCGATACAGATAGAACACTTGATAGGGTTTCATGAGACTATTTGCGTTGCTGCACCCTGCCAGTATGCCGGGGCGCGGGGTCTCTGCAATAGGGGCAAACCCCGCACCCCGACAAGGGTACTACCCCTGGTTCACGTACCCCTGGGGCTTGGCGCAGTCGTGAATGTCGTAGGCCTCCCCTGCCGACAAGGTGCGTACGGTCACGCCACAGTGACGGCACTTGTAGTGATTGGTGTTGTCACCAAAGAAGCCCTCCAACTGCCAGTCCTCGTTGAAGTCCACGCGCAGGTCTGGTACTGGGGTATTCTGCACCACGGGGTCGGCCCGCGTGTCGTACTTGCGGGCAACCTCGATGTACTTCTCCAGGAAGTGCTTGGCCTTCTCCAGATCCTGCAGCCTCCGTGCATGCGTGTCGTGCTTGTCCTTCCACCGCATCACGTACTTGGTGATCTGGTATTGGAAAGGATCCCACTGGTAGTGCACGGCCAGATCCCAGTGCTGCATGTTTTTGCCGATGGCGCGATAGTGGTCTCCCGCCACTTGCTTGTCGTTGGCGCTCATTCGATGATCCTCCAGTCTTCTGACAGCATATCAGTCTGAGATGCGAGCCACGGCACGCGGGCCCCCGGGGTGTTCTGCGCGTTGTCGGGATACGACATGAAGATGTACGGCAGCGTCATCTTGCTGTGCGCGTCGGGCACTTGCAGCTCCAGCCACAGACCCTTGCCGTTCCACCCCACCCGTTGGACCTTCAGGCCCTTCTTCAGCGCGTCGATAGCCAGCCCAAAGGTCATCCCATTGCACGGGCGGTAGGCGGCTTCGAACGCTTTCTTGGGAGACCATGACGCATATCCATCCTCGTAGCGCACGAAGTAGCCCTGTCCCTTACCCTCCACGTTGGCTGGTTCTGCGCTGATGATCTTGGTTCCTATGTACTTCTTCATTCCCCCTCCTCCGCAAGACGGCTGCGCAGCTCGTAGCCCATCAGCGGCCAGATCTTGGTCACGGCGTTGGCCCGGGCGACCTTGCGGCCGATCTCTGGGTCGAAGTTCTCCGGGCTGGCACATGCCGACTCGCCCGTGACGGTGAAGCCGTTGCGCAGGGTCAACACGCAGAAGGTGAGCAGATGAAGAGGAGAGTCACCAACGACACCCGCGTCGTCGATGCTTTCGCCGTGCTCATCGATGCCGTTTCCGAGAACTCCTTGCGCGGCCGTGAAGTAGTGCTCGCCGACGATGTTCGCCTCGATGTCGGCCGGCGTGATGCGCGGGGCGGTCAGGCCCTTGGCCTGGATCTCTTGTTCGATGATGTCGTCAGTCATTCCTTGGTCCTCCTTTGGCACCATTGAGCAAAGGCCGCACCCCAATCGCTGTTCGGGATGCTCAGCCAGTTCACCTTCCCCCCGTACTTACGGGCAAGATAGGCATCGCGTAGCTGCACCGCAACGTCACGCATGAAGTGCGTGCGCATGCTGGTGAGCCCGTCAACCAGGGCCACGCAGTCGTCGAGAAGGTACTCGTACTTCTCGTTGCCCTGCAGGATCGGGTGGGGGGATACCCCAGTCTCGTAGAGGTCTTGCGGCTCCGTGGGCGGGTTGTCCAGGAAGTCTCGCACCATCGGGTTGCTTGAGTAGGCGTGCCAGTTGTTGCTGAACTGCCTATACACCCCCACGGGCGCACCGACGGCGTGGGCAATCACCTCCTGCAGAATGCTGAAGTGCACCACGTTCGCACCGTAGCAGCCCCACAAGATGTCGTTGCTGCGGCAGCACACCGTCATGTTGAGCCGCCCGCCACGTAGGTCGAAGTAGATGTGCGTGTTGCACGGCCTGTCGCGCCACTCACCCGTCAGATCACTCTCAGGATCCCACATGCCGATCACGGCCTGCCGCGTGTCGGGGTTGCGGCGCAGCACATTGATGACCTCGTCCACCTGATCAATTGGCCAGTTGTTCCTCCATCGCCACCCATACGCCCCGTGCATGCGACCATCGGGCTCTGCGTAATTGGAGATGTTGGAGCTGAACTGCTTCAGCCATCCAACGTCTTGCTCTCCCGCCAGCATCCACAACGACTCCATGAGATGGAACACATGGTTCGCATCTCGGCGGGCGTTGAACAGCACGCGCTGGCGGGGGTTGAGGTACGTGGTGAGCACCGGGCCGGGGGCCACCAGCACCTCTCCGTTCCGGCTGGTTGAGTGCTCCCCCGCGCTGCGGAGGTAGAACCACGCGTCTACGAACGCATGGTTCACGTTCTTTGCAGTGATGGAAAACATTACTTCGTTTCTCCTGTGATGAACAGCTCTCGGATCTTGGGCTCGGGCTTCCAGTAGCCAGGACCCTTCTGCACCTTGCCGTTGATGATGATGGCCCTGCCGTCCGGCCCCAGCTTGGACATGTTGCTGTCCATGATGATGGACAGCACTTTCTCGATGGGGATGCCGTGCCGGTAGGCCTCGCTGGTGCAGTAGACGATGATGTCTCCCAGCCAGTCTGCCAGATCCGCAATGTCCAGGATTGCGTCTGCCTCTTGCATCTCCTCGTAGAGGATCTCCTTGAAGCGGCGGATGCGCTGGCGAGACTCAATCGCTGCTTCCGTGGGTTGCGGCAGGCCGAAGGCCGTCTGAAACTCACGAACGCGCTGAAAGAAATGGGTCATACTTGTTCCTCACATGTCCGTTGCTGTACTTCACTTTGCACCACTTGCTGAACTCACACAAGCAGTTCTGGAAGTCCTGGTTGCTGATTCTGGGAATCTCCGGGTTGATGAATGGCTCGGTCACCTCTCTGCACTGGTCGAGCATCATCCAGTAGTTGGTGGCAGTCACGCCGTAGGGGGCGCGGAAGAAGAACCAGCTCAACCCCCGTAGACTGCCAGGGCCGGGGGCAGACCATGTCCACCAGTCCGGGGCGTACTGCAGGGGATGGCCTTCTGTGTTCTTCATGTCCGCGATGATCTGGGCGGACAGAAAGCTGCCCAGCCCATCGATCTGCGACAGCCAGAAGTGCGCATCCTCCAGGCTCTTGAAGCTGGCTGATTGTAGCTGGGCCTTCTCCACGCGCTGCAGCACAAGGAGGATGTAGTCCAGCTTTACCATCTTCCTACCACAAGTGCTGATGGTGTACGCACTGGTGAACACCTTGGCCCCCGTGGCGGCTCGCTGCTTCAGCATCTCCACGGCACGCTCTGGCGTCCCTGCCAGGGTGATCTCTGCCAGACTGTCCGGCCAGTTGATCATCCTCGCGAGCACGAAACGCCACACCGGATCCGTAAAGTAGTTCCAGTTGGCGCGGATCCAGCGCGTGACGCGGTCATCCTCACGGTGCACGTTGCAGAAGCGCACGGTGTTGAAGATCTGATCACTGCTCCACGGGGGCGGCTGTCCAGACTCCTTGCGGAGCTTGATGGCGTGCCGCTCATTGATCCAGTAGCCGAGCTGATCTGACAGCCAGTCCATGCTGCAACGCCTTCTTCCATTGGATGATGACATCGGTGCGCGTGGCACCGCCCCAGGCCGTCTTCGTGGTTTTCTCCACAGTCTTGACGAACTGCGGATAACGGCTCTGCAGCTTTTCAGCCGCTGCACGGTGCATCTCCAACGTGCGGTACGTGGAAGCACCGCCAGCCGTACCGCTCCCCCGTTGGTTCTGGACGTACGAGTTGAGGATGCAGTTGGTGTACCCCCGCGTGAGCAGATGCAGCGTGGCTTCAAAGTCGTCCATCACTGTACTGTTGCGGAAGTCTACCCCCTCCTTGAAGAAGATACTGCGCTGGTAGCCGATGACGCGTGGGGCCCGTGTGCAGCTCAGCAAGCTATCAGTGTTCCTGTTGGCCCCCTCTCGCGTGGCGATGCCAACGTGTGCGTAGCCGCACAGAAGGACCTCCACCCCCTCCAGCATACCCCGTATTTCTCCCGTGTTCGGCTCACGAAAGCGCGTGGGATCGTCCGTACGGCGCACCGCGAAGGTAAGATCATCATCCATCATGAGCACACGCTCTTCTGGCGCTTGCTCCATGATCCACTGCCGCGTGGCAGCGATGCCGGAGACGTCCTCCGGAGGTGTGATGATGCTGCTGTGTACTCCGTGATAATCTGCCAGCTCGTTTTGCGGAATAACGAGCGTTATGGGGTACGGCGACTCTTCTCGCAACTCGTTCAGTGTGTACTGAAGTCGTGGACGCCGCATTGTTGGGATGAATATGTGCATCGAAGACTCCTGCGGCCCCACGTTGGGGCCGCATTGAAGTTGAGGGGATGGGGGCGGTGCTCAGTCGATGGTCTCTTCCACGACCTCGGCGTCCACCGGGTTGGCCTCCGGGGCGGGGGCCTCGGCCCGACGGGTCTTGCGCGGCTTCGTCTCCTTGGCCGGCTTCTCGGCCTTGGGTGCACGCTCCTTCTTCACCACCGCCTTGGGGTCGTACCCCTCGATGGAGATGAAGCCGTGCGCCGAGTCGTACGCCATGTCGGGGGAGGTGCCGCCGGCGTCGAGGAACTCCTTCTGGGTCATGCCCGTGCGGTACAGGGCGAACCGCTTCTCGGCCGCGCAGCCGGGACGCTTGGGGTTGTGGTCGACCAGCACGGTGATCTTGGCGTCCGGCGACACGCCACGCAGACCACGCGGCGTGTTCGCTGCTCGGGTGGCGGTGGCGGCTCCGGTGGAGGCTTCGGTGGCTTGGGTCACTTCAGCAGCGGCTTGCGCCTCCATCTCGGGGGTGGCGCCTTCCTTCTTCTTGCGAGCCATGATGGCTGTTCCTTCCTCTATCCACGTGGGCGCGGGGCGGCGCGTCCACTTACTTTGCTCTACCTTCCGCCCCAGGTAGTATCTGCGATAGGCAATGATGCTATTGCCCGGAACCTTGAACTCGTCTGGCATAGCCTGCGGGGGCTCCGACCAGATGGGTGGCATTCCTGCCGTTTCTCCTATGCCAGCGGCGCGGTACAGCACATCTAGGCTCGCATGTACCCTGCCGCTGTATCTGTACGAGTACTCCTCCAGAAGTGCCTTGCCATGCTCGGCCAGCCACCTGAAGTTGTGAATTCCATCTCCTGCCCACAGAACGCTGGGGTGGCGGGGATGCGTGGGCCGGTACAGCTCTGGCTTCCACACTCCCCAGCGATCGCAAACTGTGCTGAGTATCTGCGCAGTTTCTAGGATCATCTTCACAACATGCTTGTCGTGAAGAGACTGCGCAGCTACCACGGGATCATCATCAACGAAAAATACGTTCACGTGCTTTCTTTCTATGTACCATTATGCTAGAGACTCCGTCATTTGCAAATTGTATTTTGCAATGAAAGATTCTGCCTAATAGGTTTAGCCTATCGACCCTTCATCTCTCGCAGGATGGATAGAAACGCACTCTGGCTGGAATCTTTGGCGTTGAGCACAGAAAGTACACGTTCGTCAACTGTGTCTTTCGCGATGATGCGGTACACGATCACATGCTTGGACGTCTGGCCCTGCCGCCACACTCGGTCAATGGTCTGGCTGTAGTCCTGCAGATTCCATGTGAGACCAAACATGATGACGTTGCGGCACTTGTTCTGTAATCCGTCAATGCCCAGGCTGATGCTGGAGAACTGCCCCATGCCAATCTGCACCAGACCGCTGGAGAACAGGGTGATGTTCTCAGAGTCCTGCTTGGCACTGCCCCCCGTCAGCAGCACCGCCCGTGGGAAGGCTTTGCGCAGCTTCTCTAGGTCTGGCTTGAACTCGTACACGACGAGCGCACTCTCACCGCTGAGCTGCTCCAGCAAGTCCTTCAGAGCATCGATCTTGGCGTCGTGTATGTCTTCCCACTCACGCTCTTCCGAGTTGGTGAACAGGCACCCATTGGCAATCTGCCGGCACTTGCTGGTCGCCACGGCGGCATTGTTGGCGACCACAAGCTGAGAATCCAGCGTCGCCAGCATGTGCTGCTCCATGCTGTCGTACTGGCTGCGGGCGTTGGGGGGTAGGTCGACCAGTATGTCGTTGAACGTGAGCTCTGGCATTTCCAGGTTGCCCTCTCGCTCCAGCACCAGCGTGAGAGGCTCTATCTTCCTGGCTATCTCTTCTGCCGCCCACGGGTGGGGGGCAAGATCGTAGCCCATGTAGTCCGTAGGGTAGAAGTATTTCGTCTTGTAGTGCGTCACGTACCTGCCCAGCGACGACCCCTCGTCCAGAATGTATACCTGCCCGAACAAATCCATCAACCCATTGGGGGTGAACGTGCCGGTGAGGATGTACCGGCGCTTGAAGTTCTTTATGAATTTGCGCAGGCGCTTGAAGCGCTCAGTGCTGGTGTTCTTGAACTTTGTGCTCTCATCCACAACAAGGACGTCGAAGTGCTCCTTGAGCCACTCCTCCCACTCAGGCGTGCACAGCCACTCCAGCCCTTCGGGGTTGATGCAGTAGATGTCTGCCGAGAGGTCTCGTAGGTTCTGCACGCGGTTCTTGCCGTGCAGTACATTCACTTTGAAGTCTGCAAACTGTGCCCAGCTATTCTTCTGCTTGGGCCAGACGTTGTAGACGACGCGCAGCGGTGCAATCACCAGCGTGCGCTTGATGAGCCGCTTATCCTTTAGGATCTTGATTATCGCGTAGGTTATCGTCGTCTTGCCGAGACCCGGTCTCAGAAGGAATCCTGCGCACGCCTGAGATATCCCCATGCGCACGGCCTGCTCTTGATAAGAGCGCGGCTTCCAAGAAGCCAATTGCTGCGTTGACATCATCAAACACTCCTGCAGGGAACCCCTGCTCGTGGAGTTCCGCGATGCGCACCAGTTGTAGAGGTCTGGGCTTTTCTCCCGAACGTTTGAACTCTACAAATGCCACGCACCCACGGAACAAGAATAGATCATCTGGATACCCCGCTGTTCCAAACGGGGTGAGCTTCAGCACAGTCATGCCCCGAGCCCGCGCCCAGGTCTTCACTCTCCCTTCTATGTAAGATTCACGAACGGGGGGCATGCTGCTCTAATTGCCGAATTGGCAAGGGCCCCCGCTGGACTTGGAGTAGTCGCACCAGCGGCAGTGGATGCCCGGGCGCGGGGCGCACATTTCGTCACGCTGCATCGTGGTGATGCGGTGCGTCCACATCTCTTTGAGCTTGTTGTAGCCGTTCTCTCCCACCAGGGTGATGCGCTGCGGGGGTGCCGTGTCTTCCAGATAGTAGGTGGTGACGAGCACTTCGTCTGCCAGCCACGCCCGCATGCCGAACATCGCGTAGAGCTTGCGCTGGTCGGCATGCGTTTCCTTGGGCTTGCCGCTCTTCCACTCGCCGATGTGCAGCACCCCCTTGTCCGTGTAGTGCGGCTTGGTGAAGCGCACCGCATCCAGCACAGCGACGCATGCCGCGTACTTGCTCTGCGGAGAGCACAGATACCATTCGGTATCGAACGCCAGCTTCTTCTCCGTGTACCGATCCCCATTGGGGTGGTCGCGGTACGCGTCTAGAATGGGGATGTACTTGGGGTGGATGTCGGGGTGCAACACGCTGGCGTCCGCCCCCTTGATATACTTCTCCACCGTGTCGTGCATCTCCAGCCCACGGGCGGCGGCGGGGCCGGGGGGCTTGCGCGGCAGGCGCAGGCGGGACTGGAAGTTCCACTTCGCCGGGCATTGGTTGTAGGACTCCCACTGGCTGAAACTCCAGCGGAACACGGGCTTCACATTCAGATCTTCACTCATCTTTGTACCCCTCGATGTCTGCCCAGTTGGGCCCCATGTACCCCTCGGACAAGAAGGGTACGTCAAACCTGTCTGCGTTCATGGCCAGCCGCAGACGGCGCATGGCCCCCGTATGCGTCTCAGCCGGTGCAGAGATGTTCACTTCATCGTGAACAGCCGCCAGCAGGAACTCGTCTGCGTGGCGCTCTCTGTTCCAGTCGATGAGAGCTTGCTTGGTCTGATCCGCGGCGCTGCCCTGGATCAGATAGTTCAGCAGCTTGTAACTGAGATCCCGCTGGGGGTGAGGTTCACGGTAATAGACTCGCCCACCCCAAGTTCGTATGTACTGACCACGCCGCCCACGGTTGCGGAGATCACCACTGAGCTCTCGGATCTCCGGCAGAGCTGCATAGTAGGCGTCTCGCACGCGCTTGCCCTCTTCTTCAGGTACTCCCAGGGCAAGACTAAGGTTTGGAATTCCTCTGCCATACATGATTCCAAAGCCTGTGATCTTCACGTACTTGCGGGGCATGTCAATGTCCAGCAAGGCCTTGATGATCTTCTGCACGGCAACGTGCGGATCCGTCGTTGGGTCTATGCGGAACGCATCGTACAGCCGCCCTTCGGCAAAGTGGGCCATGATGCGCATTTCCTGTGCGCTGAAGTCACGCTTCAGCCACACATGCCGCTCCTCAGGCAGCAGATACCGCCGCATGATCATGGGCGCGGGCAGCCCCTCAGGTATCACAAGGGACTCGAACTCGTTGGGCGGGTTCTGGAGGTTGGGGTCGCGGCAGCTCATCCGCCCCGTGCGCGTGCCAGAGATGTCGCCATCTGCGCCCCGGTCGCCACGCACTTGGTTCCACTGCGGGTGCAGCCGCCCCTCTTCTCGCTGGGCTTGTCGTAGCCACGGTTCGGCAAATGTCCCAAGGCACGTAGACAGCACGCCCCGGTAGGCAAGGTAGGCCAGCAGCGCGGGGTCTTTGACGCGTCCTACAAGGTTTTTGCGGCTCGTAGACCGGCGCCCGGTAGGCGTAAGTACCCAGGTAGTAACCTGCCCAGCACGCTCAAGCGCATTGGCCAGCTCTTCGTCGCTGTCAATGTTGAAGTCGCCAAGTACGCTGTGGATGTACGCCTCCGCCCTGTTCTTGGCATCCGTGTACAACTTGATGTCTGCGGCCAAGCGCTCCATGTCCAGGCGGACGCCACGGCGCGTGCTCTCGGCCAGTATGGGCATCAGCCACTGTTCGCGCCTGTACGGCTCAAGCATCCCTATCTCCAGGATGCGGGGGTACAGCTTGTCGAAGAGGGCGCGTGTTCTGTCAGTGTCACCAATGGCGTAGCGGCCCACGAGCTCGCCAGGGGCTTCGCAGATGTAAGCGCCCCAGTCGCTCTTCTTGGCACCGGGCACGTTGGACAGCACCCACATCATCACATCATCACGCTCTTCTGGGGGCATGCCCAGCACGCGCTCGGCGCTGGGCTTGAGGCTGAAGTTGTCAGCGTACGGGTCTGTGAGGAATAGAAGGTAGCGCGTGTCGTGCACCTTCAGAGGATCTTTCTGCACGTAGAAGAACTCTTGAGCGAGGATGGCAGCTTCGAACTGCGCGTTGTGCGCGAGGTAGCCTTCCTTGTCTTCGTGCAGTGAGGACAGCAGCGCGTGCCGTCCGTATTCGTAGGAGCAGTTGTTGCCCGTGGGATGCCCCCAGGCGTAGTAGACAGACTCTTGGTTCTCCTTCTTGATTGCAACGCCTACAGACTTGGGAGCCCGGTAGCTTGGGCTTCCAGAGATTGCTTTTGTTTCAAAGTCAATCGTGAGCACTAGAACTCCTCATGAAAAAGCCCCCGCCCGCGAAGTAGCAACTGCGGTTCTCGGAGATTGCGGGCGGGGGTGGAGCATGCCTCAAAGCGGGGCCACAGGGAGGAGAGCCCCTAGGCTACCTCCAAATCAGTACTTCTTCTTGGCTGCCGTCTTGGGGGCGGCGGCAGCGGCGGCTTCCAGCTCGTCGGGATCCTCGGTGTCTTCGTACGGCTCCAGGGCCAGCAGGCGGGCGCTCTCCAGCCGCCGCTTGATGGCGTTGAGGTGGTCCAGCCCGGGCACCACGCGCATGGGGCGGAAGTTCACCTTGAACTGCGTCTTCGCGTCCGGCGTGACGGAGATCTCCGCCACGGCGGCGTAGGTCGGCACGTTGGCGCTGGCCGTCAGCGTGTTCACGAACGCGCTGTAGTTCTTCACGCTGGTGACGGGTAGGTCCAGCACCGCCAGCTCCGCGGTGAGCAGTGCGTCGTGCCCCTGGTCCATGGCCACGCCAGGCAGAAGAACGAGTCTGCGGGACTGCTTGCACGCCTTGCCTCGGCCACCACCGGGGTCGCTGCCCCATTCGGCCTTGGGGCACTCGGCGCAGTTGGCATTCTGCGGCTTGCGGACGTTGGCGTGCGGCACCAGACCATCATCGCTCATGCCGAGTGCGAAGCAGCTCGGATTCACGATGTTGTTGGGGTCGTAGCGGCCGGCGTACCAGACGTTGCGGAAGCTCGCGGCCAGGATCACCGCCTCCATCTTGTTGCCGGCGACGGGCTGGCCGGCGTAGGTCATCACACCACTCTTGAGGCCGATGCGGCCCACGGCGGGGCGCTCGACAGCGGCGGCGGCTTTGGCTTCCTGGGCCAGCGAGGCCAGGACATCTTCTGGCAGGGCCAGTGCGGTAGAGGTCATTTCAGACTCCAGACTTGCTCAACTTGTACACCGGGAACTTGGTAATCCCCGGAACTTCTTCGCCAGCGTCCCAGCGTTCCTTGCACGCTGAGGCACCAACACGCTTCTGCAACAGGGAGAAATCCCCGCTGCTGAGGATGTGCTTGTAGAACGCGTCCCAGTCCTGCACGGCGGGCACGTACTCAGGCACGGTGGGGATGGTCAGGCGGGCGTACCTGCCACCGATGGCTGTGAGTTGCTGCTCACGCATCTCCTTTATCAACTCGGCCTCTGCAGCCGATTCTTGGGTCTTCAGATCCCTGGCAACCTTATCGGCTTCCAGGCGTTGCTGTCGCGTCAGCCAATAGTGGTCGGCCAACGCGGCAAGTTCACTTGCGCTCTTCATGGATGTCTCGTGCAATCTCACTGAGAAATGGCGCGGCCTCTGGCGGGGCGGCGGACGTAAGCACCAGCAGGCCGTCGAGGAGTGGGCCCAGGTCAGGGCCCACAACGCGGTAATTCGCATCCATTACGTGGATGGAGAAGAAGTTGATGCACTTGTCGGCATCAACATCGTACTCCACGCGGAGGTTTACCCCCGCGTGCTCGTAGATGTGGCTCTTCACGCCAGCTCTTTGGCCAGCTTGGTGGCAGCGTCCCACAGCCCGCCGTTGATGGCGGCTACCGCCGTCACACGCTCCACGGGGCGCACGGCGCTCTTGCGGGCGTAGCCCAGGCTCTTGGTCTCCCAGCCGCCGTAGAGCAGATTTTCCTGCAGGCGGTTGAGCGTGTTCCACAACGTGGGCGCTTCGTCCTCGGGGCGGCGTGCGGTCAGCAGCTCGTGGGTGGCGAACGGTGCCAGCGTGGACGGGTAGCGCAGCCGCTGCCCGTCCTGCGCGAGCCTGTACTGCTGCTCGTACGTCAGCGTGATGCTCTTGAACGCGTCGATGTTCTCCAGCATGGCGGGGAACTTCTCGGTAAGCGTACGCTCACCGGCATCCAGTACCTCGGCGCTGGTCTGGCTGCTGATGGTGTGCTTCACCGTGAAGCCGCTGATGTGCGTGCCCACCATCATGCCGTTGCTGCAGACGAAGCGGAAGAACCCGGCCTTCAGCGTGTAGGCGGCGGTGCCGTCGTGGGCGTTGATGAGAATCACCTCTGCCACCCCCTCTCGCGAGACCTGCGAGGCATCGAAGTCCTCCAGCTTGCGCATGCGGAGCATATGCTTGGTGTAGGGATCTTTGCCACCGTCCCTGCTGCGCTGCTGGCTGGCTTCGTACACGCCCCAGCCGTTTTCCAGCAGACGCTGCAGCGGCTCGATGGTGGGGACGTAGCGGTAGCGCGGGCTGAGCGCGCTGTGTGGCTCGGTGGCGAAGACAGCGGGGCAGACCTGCCGGATGCCTTCGAGGGTGAGAGGCTGGCCCGTGCGCAGGACGCGGGGGCTCTTGAGAATTGCTCGCATGTGAACTCCTGTTGACGATGTAACTAGACCGCCCCGGCGGGGCAGTGCGCCCACTATACCACGGGGCTTTGTCCAAAAGCCGGGGGTTTACCCTTACTGCTACGTACGACCTTCTCTTCTGAAGTGAACTTGTGACCGTTCTCGCAGTAGTACCGGCGACGACGCTCTCGCAGCTTGGTGAACCACGAGTACTTGACTCTCGTTGGTGCGTTGCACTCTGGGCAATTCAGCACTATTTTCTCCAAACATCCGGGATGGGGATGAACTCTGGCTTGACTCTACGATCTTTCAGCCGCTCGCGTGACTGAGTCTCTTTCGGCATTCTAAGATTTTGGTCAGAGAACTCCTGGCTCACGAGTATCTTGAAGCACACTCCGCACATCCGGCGTCTCCATATAGACCCGCGATGATGCCGGGTTTCCAGAACCTTGGACCTTGTCGTCTTTTGGCAGTGAAAGCAGTGCACGGTTTTCCTCTCGGTACTTCATCATAGACAGCGCCTGAGCGTACGCCACCTCAGACACCCAGTCTCGATCCAGTCCAGACACGTTGCGCTGCAGTATACCCAGCATGGCGAGCCCAGCGAAGTGATCGATGAGATCCATACCGACATCAGACACGAAGCCGATGGGGTGGTTGTCTTTCACGTACAGGCCGTGAACGGGGTAGGCGGGCTTGCTCATCTCTTGTCCCACGGCCAGAAAAGTAAAATTCCCACAGCCGTCAGCACTCCGACGATGATGGCTTCCATCATTGTCTCAGGGTTCATGACATGCTCCCCAGCAGAAAGCCGATGACTGCGGACACTACGATCGCCGCTGCAGACCAGTACAGCACGGACGCCATCCGCCACGGTCTCTCTGGAGTGGGAGGCCTGTCGTGCAGCGGGTAGCCCACGACGAATGTGCACTCAGCCAGAGTGCGAGGAGTCTGTAAATGACTTAGCTTCATTTCTTCGTTCTTTCCACGGGTATGAATGTTTCAGAATATCCGACGCGGACGTAGATCGCTCCGCTGCCGTAGCCACCGGCTTCGCCAAGCCAGTCGCGCCTACCGTACCCATCAGCACGGCACACATGAGTGAATACGGGGTTTTCTACTGTGTTGACGAGAAGTTCCACATCAAACTCTGTGTTGGGGTCGTCTCCTGGGCGGGGCCAGTACAGGGGACGGAAGTCTTGCCAGCAGCGTGTTCCTGGCACGATACGAAATTTCATGACGGCTTCCTCTTTCCAGACTCAAAATCCTCACGACGGTCTGCACTGTTGTGCGTAGCGATCATGAGCTCGTGATCTAGGTGTGGCAGGCACCAGCAGTCGGCGTGCAGGGCGTGGTCGTGCATGTCGTTCACAGGCACGATGTGCGTCACAGGCGTGCCGTGCAGCGACACGCCTAGGATTGTCAACCATTGGCTCATGCGGGTGGGGCCGGCAGCGGCATCCAGTGAGTGATTGTGCCCTCGCCCACGAAGACGCTGCTGTAATCGCCCCAGTTGCTTATCTTCTCGTACCACCCCTGCGGGACGTAGAACTCGTCGGTTGCCTCGTCGTACTCGCTCTGTTGGTCGTCTGTGTCTGCAACGATAGTCTTCGCAGGTATCCACTCGGCGCGTATGATCCTACCGTTGCCGAGAGCATTCTTGTAGAAGGCGAGAACTCCGCGGCTTACGGGCGGCATCTGCTGGCTTACTGGGATCCAGTGGGTCATGTCTTGCTCCTTGCTCTGATCGCTGCGGCGCAGGTTTTTGCCTCCCACAGACAAGCGCCATCGTCTTCGTTTTTCTCTTGCACAGCGTCGCACACCTTCGCGCACGCCTCACGCTCTGCTGCGGCGACGAGGGCGGCGAAGTGGTATCGCGCGTAATCCTCACCCGCGTTTAACGCTGCGTGCACTGCTCTTTTCCAGAGGGTATCAATCTTGTTTCGGGTCATGTCTTGCTCCTTGCTCTGATCGCTGCGGCGATGTGCAGCGGGTAGTTACTGGCGTCAGCTACACAAGTGTTTACAGCCACCTCCGCACACGCTTCGCGCTCTGCCTCAACCTCGATCTTGATCTCGCGCTCGTAGCTTGCCTTTTGCAGGGCGAGGGTGTGTTCGTACTGTTTGCGCTCCATCAGCGCCTCAGCCTCCAGCCGCTCGGCAATCTGCGTGCCGAGATGGTCCAGCAGATCTTCTATCGTGTCGCCGTGGATGGCGTAGCCCAGGCTCCACATCCAATGAGCGAGTTTCTCGCGTTCTGCTGCGGCGCCGGCCTCAAACCCTTCTTGATGCGACATGAACTTAGATGGGTCAATGTTGGAGAGTGTGTGTACGGCGACGAGGGAGGCAAAGCGTTCAAGGCGACCATGAAACGCTGGTGTTGGGATGCGGTACTCGCCCGCGTCTTCACCATAGGCAACAAAGCCAACTTCCCGCGCCATGCGGATGATGTCGTCTTGGGTCATTTCTGTCCCTCTGCTTTGGCGATGGCGGCGCGGATTAGTTCTGCGTCCTTGCAGTGGCTTATTGCCAGCGCACCCATGTCGATGTGATCCCGGGCAGTGTGCAACGCCTCCAGCAGTTCTTTCAGAACACCGTTGTCGAAGTGATGGCGCTCATGAAGTAGTGCGTTCTCGGCGTACAACCGGCGCAGTTCGGCGGCGGCTTCCGCACAAATTGGCATTCCATAGTTACCAACGCCGTCTTGTCCCAGTCTTTCAAGACGATGCAACAGGGCTTCGGGTTGGTCAGCCATAGTTCTTCTCCTCTCCGGCCACGATGCGGGCCGCTCGGTCCATTCGATGATGTCTTGAAAACGCGACTTCTGTGCGGCGCTGCTTGCCGCTGTTTGCGCTGAATAGTTGGCAACACAGCCACAGCTCCACCACTCCCCATTCCACCATCGTAGAACAGCGGGTTCTCGGCATATGCTTGCCGGCCACCAGCCGATGCTAGGCGGCGGTCCTTTGTGCCATGTGGTCATTTCGGTTCTCCTTCTGCTTTGGCGATAGCGGCGCGTCTTGCATCAACGATTGCCTTTACACGCGCTGGGTAGTCGGCGCTATGGGGCGTGAACTCCCACTCACCATAGTAAGCGCACTCGTCGGCGCATGTGTTGTAGCATTCCGTGTGATAACGGTTCCGATAAGGCCTTCCGTCATAGATGCCTGTCTGTTGCACATGTTCTTCACCGACCAAGATTGGGCCCCCGCAGTAGATGCAACGATGCTCTTTACGCGCTTTCGGGTGCGTCGGAGTTGAGTGGTGGTCGCTCATGTTTTCTCCGCTTTGGCGATG